TCGGACAAAATTCACGCTCATACTATCATGATGCATAGTGTTCAAGCTCTTTACTGCAATTGAGATTGCCATTGAGATTGCTTGCGGATTTTAGGATTACTTTCAGATTGTTACTTTTTATAAAGTTTAACAATAAAATATTGCGCAAAATGAACGGAATTGTGCAAAAAGTTGTAATTTTGTGGCAAATTCTTTCTTTTAAGAACTATAATTGCATCAACAACTAACAAAAAGGGAGGTTATATGACACTAGAACAAGAAGCCGAAGTCCAACGGTTGATAAAGGACATTGATGTGACGGAGCTGATGGATATGCTTAAGAAGCATGGTAATCGGTATAGCAGGAGAATATTAAAGTTCTTCCGCTGGTTCTGCAAGTATGTGCCTATCATTATTATGTTCTTCCACGCATACGGCATTTGGGAGTTCTCTCAGCATCCCCGTGAGATGTTTATCCCCTATAATGAAAATATGCCTTGCTATATCTTTATTTATTTCATGGTTTACGTCCTGCCGATGGTGACGATACTGGCAAGTAGATTTTTCTTCTTGTGCCAGTGGTATCGAATTCCATTTATGTACTTCTTAGGCATCAATGCGGCTCATATTGTAGAGTTGAGTTGGTACACAACTAATGATATGGTGGATTCCTGCTTTACGGTCATGGTCGTGACAGCTATATTCTATTTGTATAGCTTTGCTAAAATGTTTGTTAATGAAACGAAACTAGGACGTAAAATTTGTGCATAAGATATGGGAAAGATATTGAATTATAAGATACTCGGAACGGCTTTAAAGTCGCTGAGTGATGCTTGCTTTAAGGCAGACGAGCAGCAGAGAAATGGTGAGAAGGTCACCGCTTGCGGAATGAGCGATGATGATTTGGATAGATTGTGTGACATCATCCCCGATATGCTTAACCCGATGATGAGCACAGAGGAAGTAAAGGAGAAATTGCACGTTTCCGATGCTACCCTTAACCGAATGGTTGCAAAGGGTGTCATTCCGAACGGAGAGTGTAAGAAGCGTGGGCACACCCGATATTGGAAGAAGTGGGATATTCTGCACTTCATTAAAAAGAAAAGAAAATAATAGTTGAACATGTAAGTATTCCTTACAAGTTGAGTAAGAGAGGTAAGTGATTGCCTCTCTTTTTTGTTATTTATGATATTACCTACTATCACCTTAAAATATTGATAATCAGCCACTAAAAGAAAGTGTGATAGAGTTACATTTGCTCTCCCCTATTCTTTGTACCTTTGCATCCGTAATCGATTACATAGTGTTAGTTAATATTAAGGATTTCAAAAGATTGTATTATGGAAATGACAGATGCAAAGGTCGTGGAGAAGAAAATCTACGAAGATGGTAAAAAAGAGTATGCCAGCAAGGGTTTGGCAGGAACAGCCCTCGGAATTGGCATCGGTGGCTTGGCTTTAGCTTTGCTCAACGGCAATGGTCGTGGTGTATTCGGCTCTCTCGGCGGCAGTAATATGCCTGAGAACGTAAACATCAACACATACGGAGCTAACTCAAGCTCAAATCAGCCAACCGCCTTGCAGGTAATGGAGAAGGAATGTGCTGATGAGGTGAAGTTGCTTACCGACATGTTCGGCTTGAAGCTTGACACCGCTAACAAGTTCTACGCTATGCGTGAGACAGACATCGCTGAGAAGTTCTCTATGTACAAGGGTGCTACTGATGCCATCAACGCAGAGAACCGCCGTGCAATGCAGGCTGAGTTCGGACTTTACAAGTCTCAGGTAGATGCGGACTTCGGTTTGTACAAGAACCAGCGAGACCAGTACGATGCGTTGCAAGCTAAGTATTGTGACCTCGACAAGAAGGTAGCCATTATGGAAGCCCTCACTCCTTACAAGGAGAAGCTTATGATGGCTTACGTCAAGGAGAACACTTGCAACTGCTTGCGAGGGCAGTTGATGCTCCCGAACACTCCAGTACTCCAGGGATATGGTAGTTACAGCGGCTGCAACTGCGGCACTACAACCACCACAACGCCCAGCACTGGTGCGTAGCAAGGCAAAGACCGTAAGACGGACTAAGAAGAAATGAGTTGGTGAGGGGTGTTCGCCCTCGTTGGTGGATGCCCTCTCACCTCTCTATAATATATCACCAACTTAAAGATATTGATTATGATGAATTTTGGAAACAGCCCATTATTGGATATGGGCACAAGTCAGCAACAGCCGCCAACGATGGATGCCGAGCTACAGAAGATGTATGAGGCAATACAGCAGAAGCGAGCATCTATCAATATGCAAGCGCAGCAGTCTTCCACCCCTTTATGGGATGAGATTGATAAGATTGAGGACAATCTTACAGGCGCACAACGTCAGTACTTGATGCAAAATCAGGAGTACGTTAATAGCTTGCAATATGTGTCTAAGCTTGTGCAAGACGAGGAATTGCGCATCATACGCCCTCGCATTGAGAGTACTCAACAAGGGCAAGAGGCATTGAAGAAACATCTGTCTTTAATGCAACGACTGAGAAAGGAGGTGGCACAGGCAGAGGAACAAAAATCTGCTATGCTCAACGATTATATGACTAACCACAGCGACAAGACTTGGCAAGAATACCTTATATGGTACAACAAGACAAAGAAAGGAGAAACTAAGAAATGAACGTAACAGAATTGAAAGAAAAGCTGCTTACATCGCTTGATTTGTGGGCAGATGCTAGAATAAGTGATATGGTGAAGGAAAACCCAGCACTGGCTATTCCTTCCGTGTACATGAAGCGAGCTTCACACAACATCATAGCTAAGCACAAGGATAGTTGGGGCAAGAGTATTGACAACGCTACCCTATTTATTGCCGATGAAGACGGCAACATAGATGCCAACACGATATTTGAAGATATGATGCAGATGCTAAAATCCGTGGAAGATTACAAATTCGATGTAGGTTTTATTCACGGACATATCGACAAAGGAGTTGTGTCTATTGACCTGCCAGATGGAATTGCCACTGCTATCCTCTTTGGAAGCAAGCGAAGCATCAACTTCACAGAGGAGGACTTTGTAGAGTTGAAAGATTTGATAATAGGTTAAAATATATAAGATATGGAAACAAAAGACATTATGAGCAAGTTTGATGAGCTTTATGGAATGATGGCTTCATCAACCAACGTGAAGTACATGCACGTATTTGGAGATACGATGCGCTGCATGATGAAGGATATGGCATCGAAGCACCCAGAGTTGGCACAAGAATACATTGAGAAACTTTGTGCCATCAAGTGGAAGAACTATCTCACCAAGAAGGAGGCATCTGAGATTGTAAACGGTATGAATCCATCTGCAACTTGGGATATGCAGACCTGGCTCAATGCAATGACCAGTCTAGGACTTGCGACAGAGGAGAAGCCTTACTATAACGACTATGCTCTTTACGTTGCTATGAATCAGGTTGTAAGCGACCATGGATGCACTATTGCCAAGATACTCGGAAAGGATGACGTAAAGGACATTGGCACTGAGCATCTGGTTAAGTATGCACATAGCCTCGCACTTGATCTCCTGAAGGACAAGGATGGCGTATACGACATCAGAGATTATTTTCTGAAGTAACACTAAAAACATACGGTTATGAAAAAGGTATTCGAAGACATTATAGCTAGCAATGACATGCAGTCTATCAAGAACTGTGTTACGATCATGGCAGATTGTTGCGAAGTTGGAATGAATGACAACGTAATGCTTGATATGATGAAGCAGGTCAAGGGAGAGATTGGCGCGTGTCATTATGACGAAGAAATGGCAGATATGCACCTTTGTCTCATTGAGCAGCTTCATACTAAAGACGTTGCCAAGGATTATTGGCACGAGGTCAAGAGTGACAAGATTAATCTTGAAGACTGGTGCGTCCTCTGGGGTGAAATGGTAAAACGCAACGCCGGAAAGATTAAGAAGTGGTTCCCGAAAATCAACACGCTTGATTTCGAGAGAAAGATTTTCGACGAATGCGTTTCTTTCCTGGAAAACGGCGGAATGCCATATTATGATCTGAATATCTGATTTTTTCGTTATTCTGAATGAAGTTTCGGTTTTTTTTGCTATCTTTGCAGAAAGAGACCGAAACTTTATTTTTATTAATTATTCAGGATAACGAAAATGGCAGAAAGATTAAGAGAATTATTAGTAGGGGTCGTGATAGCGGTCGTAGCCTACTTAAAGCCTATTGATGGAGAATTGAAGACATTGGCTTTGGTTTTCTTTCTCAACTTTGTGTTTGGATATCTTAGTGGTATGATAGCTAAAGGTGAGAAATTCGAGCTCAAGAAGGCACTTATTTGCGTAGGTCACGCAACGATATACTTCGTCCTATGTGCAGCCGTATATACCATTGGTAGGTGGAAGGGGCAAATGGATGGAGCTATTCAGTGTGTGTCTATGATTACCTACGTTGTGATTTACTTCTATGGCACGAATATCACCCAAAAGATGATGGAGATATTCAAGAAAGGTACGCCACCATGGATGGTAGCGAACTTCCTACATTATTGCCTTGGACTGTACTTTTTAGAGAGGATACCTTTCCTGTCATCATTTTTTAACTCATACAAACAACAGAAAGGAAATCAATCATGTTAATTACAATAGACAGAGCTTGGAAAAAAGATGGCTATACTATTAGCCGTCTTTACGTTAATGGAGAGTTGTTCGGATGCAATACCCTTGAAGATGCTGATAGAGGATTGCGCCAAGATATGCAACTTGAAGAAATCAAGAAGAAAAAGGTGTATGGGCAGACTGCAATACCAAGCGGCAGTTACGAATGCGTATATACCTACTCTAACAGATTCAAGAAGATGCTTCCATTATTAAAGGATGTGCCAGGGTTCGATGGTATCCGTATTCATTCCGGTAACTCAGCAAAAGACACAGAGGGGTGTATTCTTATCGGTAAAAACGATAAGAAAGGATGGGTTAGTAATTCCCGATTCTGGACAAACAAGCTCATTCAGACTATGAAGACAGCTTGGGATAAAAAGGAAAAAGTAATAATTGTAATTCAGTAGCTTATGAAACTGATAGATAAGATAACAAAGGTTGTAATTACCATTGCAGTAGCAATGCTGATTCTATCAATGTTCTGTAGGTGTAAGGCGAAAGAACGTGTGATAGAAAAACAGACATACATCACAGATAAACGTAACGAGGCTAAGTGGGATTCACTCTTCAATGCAAGACTTATTAAAGAGTTGGAATCGTATAAAGCATCTCACAAGGAATCCGTGAAGTCAACCACCAAGGAAAAGACGCATATCAAAGATAGTACAGCATCCAAGTACGATGCCAATGGTAACAAAGTCGGCGAAGACAGATTCCACTACGAATATCACGAGATATCACAGGAAGATGTACAGATACTGAGAGATAGTATTTCGAGCCTTAAGGAATACAAGGATAGTGCTGCGATATATCATAGCAAGTGTGACTCCTTAATCTCAGTGATAAGTAAAATATCGAAAGATAAAGTATATGTCGAGAAACAACTATCAAAGACCGATAAAGCTTTCTTGAGCATAGGTAAGATAGCTTCAGTTTGTCTTTTTATAGGCATTCTCGCATTTTTAGGTTGGATATACTGGAAATCAAAGCTGCACAAACGTTCTTAGTTTTTTTCTAATGTTTTTATTTGGTTATTAGTTGATTTACAAACAAAAAGGGGTGGCCGCACGCGATGTGTGGCCACCCCTAAACTATAGATAATGCACAGAAATTCAATCTTCTTCAGCTTGCAGGAACTTAATACTATACTCCGTTTCGTAGTATTTCTTCTGTTCGTCGGTCAGCATTCTTGTTTTGCTGTCAAAGAACAGGGTAAGCAACTCTCCATAATCCTTGTCGTAAAAGTAGTTATACTTTCTGCAAAGATAATTTCTGGCATTCATACACTTGCCGGAAACTGTCTTAAACTTACGCTTTGTCTTCTGCGGCAAACCGCTGGCAGCTCTCAACTTCTCGACGGCAAGAACCCTTCTCAGTGTTTCCTGTCTCTTTCTGTTGGCCTCATCGGTACGTGTACGATCAGCACTCTCCTTCCGTATTCGTTTTGTAGTCTCATCTGTATGCTTGACCCCAAGCCTCCTAGCCAGGTTGTTGACTGATGCCTTTGTTATACCGAGAATCTTCCCTACCTCTGTGGCAGAAAGATTTGGATAGAGTTTACGAATAGCCTGATTCCTCACATCCTTCGCTTCCTTCTTCCTTTGGATAAAGGAGTCCCCGTGTACCTTATGCAGCCACCAGTAGATGGTCTGTACGGTGCATCCGAATGACTTCGCCAATCTGCTTGGCGACTCACACGGATGCTCCTTTATGTAATTTTTCTGTTCGTCTGTAAGTACGTTCATAGGCTATCGATTATCACCACTTCCATGTAATTTCCCCCTCAACTGGCGAGAATGGAGTTTTTCGTAATTCATCTTTCCAATATCGCTAAGTTTGAATCCAATATCGCGAGAAAGTGTTGCGCAAAACCACAGTACATCACCAATCTCTTTAGCAATTTCCAACTTCTTTTCATCTGTAAAAACAGAATCGTTGTCACGCAACACTTTCTTAACCTTATCGGAAACTTCACCAGCTTCACCTGTCAATCCCAATGTAGGATAAATGATAGGGTTAGGATAAGTAGCAGTCTCTAGAGCTAACTGCTGATACTCGTCTAATGTCAAATTGTTATTTTCCATTTAAATATTTAAAGTTTAAAATTCATGTTTCTTGCAAACCTTATCACAAGATGTTTCGCAATCTTTTTTGTAGCACCATCCATTGCCTAAGATACGGTGGACGGCTATCCAAACGAGGGTCGTCAACACGATTATTGTAAGACTCTTCGCAAGATTTCCAAAACTTATTAAGTGCAATCGCATACACAGAGACAAGTGCCAACCTGCTTAATCTCTCGAATTGTTCTGCGAATAGCAGTGGTCTGAAATCGCATACACATGGAACGTTCTTCATCATTCCACCTCCTCCCAGTCGGTTGCGAGAATATCATCAGAATCTTTGAAAACACAAGGAAAGAATTTGCCATCGCATACAGCCACAATAGTCTCAGAGATAATATGGATATAAGCTCCACATTCTTCCCAAATTACCCTTTTTACTTTCTTTCCTTCCTTCATTCTTCTCAGAGCCTCCGAGAAGTCAAATGTTTGCTTGCTCATTATGATTTTGCTTTAAAGTTGTAAATTGGCTTAATGACATCAATGACATCAACCGTAGGTTTGATTAACTCAACAATCTCTTCGGTTGGCTTGTATGCCATAGGTGCTTCATCAATGGTTTCTTCACAAACTGATGTGGAATAAATACCATTCATTTCATTCTTGTAAGAATCCATAGATAACTCTTTCTTTGCCTGTGTACGAGACATTAATCTACCTGCGCCATGAGGGGCAGAGCATAGCCAATTATACAATTACCATATCCGAAGCTCCACACAATGAAGTGTGGGCATTGGATTTCCTTACATATTTTCTCTATCTCATTCATACGCTTTACTCCTTAACTTCTTTAAAGATTACATTCTTTTTGTCTGAACGATATTTAGGAAGACACTTCAATCCAAGTGGAGCTGCGCCACAATAGCCAGCCACTCCTTTAAAGAAGCATCCTTCACAAGTGTCATGTTCAACAGCTTCAAGAATAATAGTTACTCTTTCGCCAACTTTAAGCTCTCTCATTGCTCACCTCCTTCCTTTGGGAGCAAGTCTTCAGCATAAAGCCATTGTGTGATTTGAAGACATCTAGCTAGAGTTTTCCAACTACAATCTATGTATTCTGTTCCGAATCCATTATTGTTAGCGGTTTTAAACATGATGTAGCTATGACGCTTTGGCTCTTCGCTCGCAGGATGCCACAAGTCCTTCAAGAACTCATTGATAGCCCACTTAGCACCATCCTTGAAATCTTCAATACTTCTAAGCTGAAAATATGCAGTTTCGTTGACATGCTTGCTAAGTACTTGTACCCTTGCAGCAATATCAATTTCTTTATCGTCTATCATACCTAACCCTCCACGTCTTTAGTTGTACCTAACAATGATTCATTGCCGATGTAAGGAATGCAATATATCCAATTAGCATAAACGCAACGATAATATCCATCTTTGCCTATATAACCAAACAAATTTGCACGCCAATTATCTGATTTACTATCTCTAACCAACACCCTATCAAATGGTTTCAGCTCAACCTTTGGCTTCAAATCGGCAACTTCTTTCTTATCAGCATCCCAAGCCTTGCCTTCCTTGGCTAAAGCATCAAAGAGTTGCTGCTTCTCAGAGTCTGTTGCAAATTTAGCAAAAGGAGAGATATGAGACCAGTCATTATAGTCTATCTCTTTATCTTGGGTATTATATCTTGCATAATAATTATATTTATTATCAATTTTATCTATACAATTTTTTATAATATAAACATTAATACCTTTGAGAACACCTTGTATTACTATATCCCCATCCTTGAACTCAGTCTGCTTTTCAATTTCCAAAGTTTCAAGGTTTAACTTACCGCCACATCTATTCTCAATCTCTCTGATATAACCATAGGCAGTATTGTTATCTAACTTGCTATACTTAGCCGTTTCTGCATTTGGCATACCATCAAAATAACATCCGTTGAATTTAGTATAGTCATCAGATGCCCATTCTTTGAAGATGCACACAAATCCACAATCACTGATAAGCACATCACCCCTCTTCCACGAGAACTTTTCCCAGTCTTGCATTTCCTTGGATGGTTTAAGAAGTTGCATTCCTTTGCGGAATATAGAATCTGCTCCTGTATCAGAATACACAAAACTACATCCTTTAAACTTCTCCATACCATAACAGAAGATATTGGTCTCCCCATTTCGTTTTTCGACAACATAAAGAGATACATTAATATCACGCATTGTGTCATACAAGATTGTCTTCTCAGGCTTATCCTTTAGGATTTTCGCTATGTTTATCTTTTCTTCCATATCACTTTACTCTTTTGAATTGAACATTCTTTCCGTCTTTTCGCTCATTTGATGCGCACTTGATTCGATTACACATATCTATATTGATACAGTTTGCAATTTCATCAAAGAAACAACCAGTACAATCAGCTTCCTTGGTCTCAACTACCTTTAACACGACTTCTGAGCCAATAGGTAAATCTTCCATAATTAGACCTCCTCGTTATATTTATAAACAAGCCCGACAACCAACTTGACAAGCTCATTGTTTGTCATGACTCTAGTGTCTGTATTACCAAGTCTCAGCTCATCAATGATACGTTCTGCAACCTTCTTGATGTGCCCCATCTTAGACAGAGGAAAACGCTCAATGTCGGAAGCCTTGTCAAGATGGAAGCTCTCACGAAGATAATCTGCACGAATAATGTTAGTTCTTGAAGACTGTCGAGTAACCACCCATACTCCCTCTTCTATGGAGTCATACAAGAGCATATTCGTAGGCTCATACTTTCCATTTATCTTTCTATAGAAAGTCTTCGATATATCGAGGTCAGGAATCTTGTATTCCTGATAGCGACCTTTACTGTTCTTTGTGTACAGCTGTGGAATCTTTTTCATTTTTGCTTCTTCTTTAAGTTGTTAGTTTCAATCTCGTTGAGCGTTTTCTCAATCTCATCGCCACCAGAAAGCATACTGGCTTTAGTTTCCTCGTTCAATGTATCGAACGCAGACTTGGCGGCATTCTTCTGCATCTTTTGGTCGATGAAGATACGCTCGATGTTGGCGAACATCTCAGTTACCTCTTTCTTTTCGTTGAACTTCAAGACGAACTCCTCGGAGAGACCTCTTGACACCATAAACTTCTTTGCTTTCTCGGAAGCGAGTTCTGGGCAGAGATAATGAAACAGTTCTGTGAAGTCGAAGTCGTAGTCAGTCTTCGCACCCCTCATTATGGTGTTGTAGTTCACGAATCCCTCACAGAGCATCTGGAAGCAGATGTAGGACAATGCAGGTATGCTGACGTTCTTGTGCCCAAGATTAGCGAGCTTGACCTCTATGAATTTCAGAAACTTCTCCATATCTGGAGATACGGCATCAATGTAAGACAGAGAAAGCTCGTTGAAGTAGTCGGCGTTACAGAAGTCGAACTCGAACCAGTTGATGATTTTCCTCACTATCGACTTGATTTCCTCAAGATTTCTCTTAGCCTCGAAGCGATAGAGGTTCTTATGCTCCATCACTCCCTGAAGCTTGGCTAAGTACCAATCGGAGATGACGCAAGGGATATACACATACGTTGCGAGGAACGTCTTAACCTTGCGAAGGATTGCATTGACCTCTACTGTAGAGTATTTATACTTGCAAGGTATCTTGTACGTCTTGTACTGCGACTTATCATCGAAAGTGTACATCCTCGGAATAAGCCACTTGACACCTTCCATAGGGGTTGGTTTCCAAATCTCCATATCCTACACCTCCCTCTCTACTGCCAATGCGCAACTGATGCAGAAGACCATCAGAAGCGAAAGGAAAATGTGTTCGACCATGAAGCAGATGAATCCGTAACCTGCGATGAATGCTGCAATAACTAGCAGGATCATCACTATCGTATGTTTGTATCTCTTCATAATTACTTTGATTTAATGTTTCCGTATGCAGCATAGAAGCTATCAAGCTGCTGTGTTACATGAACTAACTTCTGATTGTAACTATCTCGCTCTGCTCTAGCCTTAGATATAAAGACGAAGCTAACGATGAATGATATTACTACCGTTATCACGATGAACAACCAAGGTAGCTTGTGAACTGCCTTATTGATTGCTCTTCCTATATTTCTTAGGATAACCCAAGAATAAACAACTATGAACACTACCGCCTGTTTGGTGGTAGCGTTCTCAATACGTTCTTTCTGTGTCATAATTCTACGAAAATTGATTAATCTTCTGCCACACCCAATATCTCGAATGTAACCATATCTGCAACATTAGACATATCACTAGATATTTTCATAAGATGTCTTTTCTTACTCTTATCTAAGTTATATCTGTTAACCAACCATTCAACCAAACCTTTGTTGTTAACAATAATGTTATTGTCTCGACCGCTAGAGCGGGCATACAACCCCTTCTCGTTGTTAAATACGAGGAACAACTTTATTACAGATATTAGATACAGCCAATCTACAGAATTTAAACTGTGAAAGCAATTCTGTATTATCTTTTCCAAAAGTGATATATGTAGCTTTAACACCACTTTTGCCAAAATTCTCAGGATTGTAATTAATAGAAAATTTGTCTGCTCCGAGAAATTTTCCTCTGGGACATACATTCTGACTAAAATCAATGAATTGAATATCTTTTTCCATAATTATAAATTTTACTTAGTTCGATTGCACCAGTTATCGGTAGATTTCCAATAACCAGCTAACCATATTCCTTTTGGTGTCGCATCAGGATGCTCACTGAGCCATTCCTCTGCCATTTTACTTACGTCCGCCATCTTTGTCACGTTTTGATTCTCTTTCAAGCTTCTTGCTCAAAACCTCAAGAGGAGATTTCTTAATATCAATACCTGTCAGTCGGCAGTACTCTTCATAAGATACGGCGTTTCTCCTAGCTTCTTCGTCCGCTTTCTTCTGACGTAATACATTCTTTTGACTCTCAATCTCGACTCTCTTCTCGTACACCTTACACATGTACTTGTCGAGAGCGATGAATAACTTCTGTGGATTTAAAGTCCTGCCGACATAAATCTCACCGTACTCACCAATGGAGAATTCATAGAAGAATCGTGTAAGCTCTCCTGGAGATACATGGTAATATTCCTGCCTGATACGCTGTGCAATCGCCTTGAACTGATAAGGAGTAGTAGCATCGAATGCACCTATAACCATAAACAGGTCAATAACCATTGTTTTGATCCACCATTCGCTTGCTCCTTCCTTGAAATACTTGTCGATTTCCACAAACGAAAGTCCGCCGTTCTTTACAGAGTCATACACCGTAGGAACGCTGCTGATTCTCTTTTGAAGAGTCGGGTATTTATTCAAGAACAAAGCGTATTGCGCGCCAAATTCCTCGATTGCCTTTTTGTACTCATCCGGCAAGGATTGAGTTGATCTTGTTGAAAGTTCGTTGCTGCTGTTCATAACTATTTATGCTATTATTTTTCGGAGCATACAACCCGGAATAGTTGTTTCCCATAGAATGTTCAACGATAACCTTTGCGTATTCGGGATTTCCGTTTGACAACTGTAGCAGCTTCTTTTTGAGAGCTGCGAGTCCACGAGGCTTGTAAGTCTGGTGTTTCTCTTTCTTGTATGCAAGCCACATATCGAGAGCTCCTTGACATGGGTAAATCTCCTCCTGATGCTTAACTTCTTCGACTTCGATAGCTTTGATCTGTTGCTCTTCTTCCACAAAGTCGGATAAATCTTTGCCTAACGAGAACGCAGCACCCATACAAAAAATCTTCTGTTTTTCCAAGTCATTCGGGAATAACTCGCCTGACTTCTGTCTAATTTCTTTAGGTAACATCATTGTTTATAAATATTGTTTAGAATTCTGAATATCATGTTCGATGTGCAGAAGCGCTATGTACTCTTCAGAAGAAGGAATGTATATACCGGCTACGTTACTAGCCCAGTTTCTGAAACGTTCGATAGCCACAGACAGCTCTTCTTTCGTAAGCTTTGCGGTTGATATTACGTATTCCCTATCTGTTCCGAGCAGATCATCGCGCTTCTGCCGCACGAACAAGTCTCTATTGACGATCCTCTTGAAGTAACAGGTCTTGACTTCATCTAGAGTGTTGCCGGTCTGCAAGCCGAAGTAAGCGAGGATTGTATGAAGGTACTTCAACTGCTGAAGTGTCTTTGCCTTCTTTTCCACGACCTCTACCATACTCTGCTTTTCAATCAGCTTCTCTATCCTCAGTCTGAGATTCTGCACTTCAAGAGGATTCTTGGTATTATACATCATACTATTTCAGCATTGAATGTATCTTTAATCAGTTTCAGCTTGGATGCCAGGTCAGAATGGCAAATTATCAGCTTGCCCTGCCGGTGCTCCTGGCTGCTGTGCCGGTGGAAACGGATTATTTGGATTCATCGGGTTTGGTGCTCCGGCCATAGCAGCCTGTTGTGCTGCTTGTGCTGCCTGGGCGCCTGTCTGAGGATTCATATTGTAGCCACCCTGCATAGGAGCCTGCTGACCGCCCTGGCGAACGACCTGCCAAGCATTCACTGAGTTCCACCATTTTCCGTTGTACTCACGGGCATTGATATCAAATGATACTGTCACTTCCTCGCCAACCTGCAAGTTGAACTCTGTTATCTTGTCACCAAGTACATCAAAAGCAACCCTCTTAGGGTACTGCTCGTGTGTTTCGATGACCGCAGTTTGGGAACTCCATTGTGTTCCCCTAGCAGATGTTCCGCTTTTTGTCGGCAACACCGCTATAATTTTTCCTGTTATGTCTGCCATAATTAAAGTTTATTTTTACTAAAAATATACCCATTTACATGGTTTTGTTCTTTGTTTATATTATGCAACACTCTGCTGTATTTTACATTAAAATAAGTCGCAGCCTCGATAGCTGAAGAAAAAGTCGATAGAAGTTTCTTGTTTAAATCATATACATAAACTGCTACCGCATTACCATTTGCTCCGCCCCTTTTAGCTTTCTTAATAGATGCTATAGAATACTTCTTTAAAGTTAAAGGGTTGTTACTATTCTCTTTTGCTGTAACCCATCTTAAATTTGAAACAGCATTATTCGTTCTATTGGTATCAATATGGTCTATATATTCCTTTCCGTTTTCTTTATGAAGAAAAGATTCAGCCACAAGTCTATGCACCGTTTCTTGCCTTTTATCCCCATTTAAATTTCTTAAGGATACGGTTATATATCCTGTGGTGTTACTATAGCACCCCTTTATTATTCTATAACTATAAGACACACTATAATGCCGATTTCTCCATTTTGAACGTATTTTCCCAAAGTTGCTAACTTGGTAAAAACCTTCAAATCCTGGAATATCCTTCCAAATCTCTACCATAATTAAACGTTTGTGTTATATAAATACTGAGTCAAGCCTCTGAGTTCACACCAATCCAAGAATTGGTCTAGGAGGTTATGAATATCCTGCTCCATCCCGTCATATCGGTAAACACGGATAGCCGGAGTGTAAGGTATGAGTGGAAGGCCACGAACATCATACCCGTGCTTTTCGAGCTTATAGCCATCAAAGCAGAAGAGGTCAAAATCGAAGATATCTGCACCGAACATATCAAGATAGAATCTCCATTGACAAGAGTCGTAGTACTGGCTATCAGAAGGAGCACTATACTTTGTCTTGATGTCACGGAGCTGCAATCCGTTCACCATATCGGCACACCCGGTTACTACGGCCCTACCATAGTCTTTATACTTACGTATCTCATGGAATGCCTCGATGTTTTGGTATCGGTAATCCAGAGCAACCTTAATCTGTGACATATCAAGCGTCACCGGGTATCCTTCTATATCAAAAGTTCTCCCCTCCGGCACGGGTTCCTGCTTTTCCTTACCATAGTAAGTAAACGTTCGGTAACCGGCAGGGGCTACGACGCAGGGTTGGCAACCAGTCTCGACGATGGCGTGGAACGCTGTTCCGACCCTGGTGTACTGGTTTCCTTGAAACTCGCCAACGATGTTATCAATGACACTCTGCTCGGTTATCTCGAAGTTATCGTAATCTGACTGTTCGATGTATCTTCTGAAAGCCTCTATCGTAGTGACCCTAACTAGCGGCTTTTTCTTTTCCATCGGCAGGCTTCTTTTCTGACTCCTTCTTAGCTTCCTTCTTTTCCTCGGCAGGCTTCTTTTCTGCCGATGGCTTTGTGAATTTCTTTCCGTCCCAGACGAAACCTTTGGCTGCGAGAGCTACGGTAATCTCATTGAAGAAAGGTTGCTTCATTATCTGAGGAAGCTCCTTGCAATCAACGAGCAGCTTTGCTGCGCCTTCCTCGTCCTCGATGTCGGAGAGTTCCTTGCGAAGCTTAGTGATTTGCTCGTTTGCCTTGCGCTGCGCCTCTGACTTAGACTGAATGGACTTTTTGACCTTGGCGATAATGCCTGCCATAAATCCATTGAAATCTGGAGACGTTGCGTCTGGGATAACCTCTGCACCAATCTGAGCTACGTTCTTACCGACGTAGTTGTCTGTTGGCTCGAATGTGATTGTGCGCTGCTTGTTCACCATTGAGACGTAACCTACTTGGTCTGCGATACGAAGAAGCAAATCCTTGGACTGACCTGTACAGTCTGGTGTGTGCTTGACGACATCACCATCCGTTACCTCCTTGTCGTGGCAGATGAAGATAATGTCCTTCTCTCCCTGACGCAGGAAGTTCACGAAATCCTTGAAGTCGTCAGCCATCTGACCGAAGCGTTTCAGTGTATTGTTCTTCAACTTGTAGTTCTTATCGACTGCGTAAGACGACAAATAGTCGTCAAGCATGGCCTTGGCGGTATCAACGATGATGGTTCCATAACCAGCCATGTCGTTCTTGGCATTCTCGATGTCATACCAGTTGTTGGCAGCGAGGGTATCTACAATCTGAACCGAGCGGTCAGACCCTCTGTCCGTATCAATGAGAAGCGGATTCTTTGCCGTGGTTGCAACAGATGTCTTGCCACAGCCTGGCGTACCGTAAATTACGATGATAACTGGACGCTCTGGACGAACGTCATCTTTTTTAATAATCGGCATTTTATTTTATGTTTTAAAAATTAATCACTCGTACCTCCAATCCCAATGCCTGCAAACGTAGTCTCCAGAGTTACTAGCCTTTGGGTCGTCGCATAAACCTAGCAGGATGCAATCGTGGCAGCTTCTCTTATAGAATGGAGCGATTTTACTGTTTGCCATAGCTTTTTGGGTTTAATGTACTCTATTAATGTAACAGAAGTAAGTTTCCACGTTAACCTTTTCTCCCTTAGGAGTAACCCTTTCGTAGTGTCGTGGAATCTTACCGAGCTTTCTTCCTGTACCCTCTATATAGTCCAGGAAGACAGCTCTAGCCGCCAGAGCTCTAGCGTGATTTGTGTCGAGTTCCATCAGGCAGGAATGAACCTCTCTCAGATGGACCACGGCAGCAGCTTCGCCCGGCGGCATAGATGCGATGATTTCGTTGATTCTACTCATTATACCTCCATAATAGGAATCTCAGGACAGAACTTACTAATCTTGTCAAGCTCCGTATTGATGATCTTGTCACGGGATTCTTCGATGATACATTCTGCATCAGCAGAGATAAGCGTCAGCAATGCCGTATTGCCTTCAACGTGAGCGATAGTCTCGATAGAGAGTTTCTCTGGCTCGGCGCCCTTGAAGATTGGAACGTTGATAATGAACGATGAAGGAAGGTTAGAGTCTACAGCCTTCTCGTAGTTGTCAGTTACAGAACCATTATCGTTGAGTTCCTTCTTGATTGTTGTCTGAACCTTTGCAGAAAAGCTCTTGAGGAGATTGACGAGTTCCATGTTCTTCTCCTTCGTCTCGAAGTAAGAACGGTTGAGACGGAAGAAGTCGCCAAGCTGTACTGGTGTCCATAACTGACCGTCGTTGATATGGAATCCCGTAAACTGTCGAGACAACTGAATTGAGCCTACGATAGTCTGCTTAGTTCGCTCATCGTTCTCGTTTGTTACAAGAACAACGGCAAGTTTCTCTCGATCAACAAGGATATGCGTATGCTCCTTGTCAATCTGTTCTGTACCCCAACGCTTTTCAAGGAAAGCATAGATACAGGTAATGACACCATGCACACTAAGATTCAGCGGCTCCTTGACAGGAAGCTTATAAGGGTTCTCATTACCAACCTCACGGATAACAAGCTCCGCAGAAGTCTGTCCCGGAGCAAAATTTACTTGCATTTTTTCATTGTCCATTTTATATAAAATGTCTAAAAGTTAAAACAAGGTGACAAGCAGACTACATAGCCTGCTTGTCACGGATAATTGAATACATATTCTTCGGGAGTTCGTCACGTGTTGCCGGACGGGAAGAAACAAGATTGCCCTCCTTGTCATAGAAGGCTGTCATCTTAGAATCACGGTCAACGAACTTGTAAACCTTCTCGTTAACCATACTGCCCTTCTGCTTGATTTCCTTAAGGAGAGAAGAAATCTCTTCCTTGATAGGCTTCAGCTCTGCCTTTTTCTGCTCACGGAAATCCTTGATTTCCTCCTCGATGTCAGATGCGCGTGCAGACTGAAGAGCAAACAGATCCTTCTTCTTCATCAGCTCATCAGAGTTGAATCGCTTGACGAACTCCATCTTCTCAACAGAGTCCGCATTGTTGGCAAGGAAATCCTCACGCTCCTCCAGGTCCTCATACTCGTGACCGAGGGTTGCTGCAATAGTTGCTTTTTCTTTTGCCATTGTTATATGAATTAATGTGTTAATACTCGGCGCCAGCGTCCACGCTTAAATTTCTTGTCCGCGTGGATTCCGAACAACTTTGGTGTTGTGACACCATTCATCATAGGAAGCACATTGCACTTCTTCAAAATACTTTCGAAATGTGAAGAAGTGACAGGAGCGTGGCAGATGATGTTCTTCTTGACATCATACAAGTTGCAATACTTTGATACTACACCCATTACTCGTCCTCCTCTATTACTTTCAATAACTCACGGAGACCTTCAACGCCTGACATCTCTCCGTTTTTTACTTTCTCCTTGAGCTCATCGAGCTTCTTGATCTTGTCGAGATAAGCGTTCTCCTGCGCTTTGAGGCGCTTTGTGACACCCAGCTCCTGGTTGTCACAGAGAATGGTATCCAATGCGATGCCGGCGAAAAGGTTCGTATTATTCTCCTTCTTGCCTTCGTCATCAATCTCGTCGATATCACGAGTAAACTGGTTCTTGCCGTCGATAACCTTCTTGATTTCGTCAAACTCAGAAGGATTCTTCGAGATGTCGAATGCTCTGTCAATAAGAGCCTGCTTGTCAATTACTACACTGACGATAATTTTGTCTTTGTCCATAATTCAAAATATTTTAGGATTAAACTACTATTCCTCCTTATCCCAACCAAGGGATTTTGTGATAAACGCACCTGCTGCGAACATAAGTACCGTCAGCAGGAAACTATTGATAATGATACTCATAGCTGAAACTTTTTGATTGGTTTTTTGCCGAACAGCAAGTGACAGCAGAGATTGATAATCTCCGCCACCACGACAATGATCAGCATAAAGAATAGATATACAACAACAGAATATTTTCTCATTTTTACACCTTATTATATAATAGTACAATCAGACGGTGGATAATCAACGATTTTCCACTCGTCCTTCTTCACCTTGATAGCCTTTCGGAATATCACGACAGGCTCGCCGTTGTGACGCTTCCTGTTGTGGGCAATAAGTCTTGCGACAACAGCCTTTGCCGTTATCGAGAACTCTCTGAGCTTCGAGGTGTAGAGGCTCTTGACATCGCATATCACAACCTTGTCTCCTTCCCGGTAAACGAAGTCGGCGGTATAGTTGTGGCCGTAAAGCAGCGACCTTCTCTCATACTTAACCTTAGTCTTGAGCTGCTTCGGTTTCAGCATCCATACCGGATTGATTGCAGTGATGGTTACCTGTCTGTGGATGCAGCTTATGCCAGGATCATCGAGGATGGTCTGCAAGTACAGGTACTCTTCCCTGGAATCGTATTCGTTCCCGTCGGGAGCAAAATACTTCTTTGACCCTACTCGTCCCATGCCGCACCCGCCTCCTTTGCAGGATTCTTGTAGAGATGATTGAACGCTGCCTCGCCGAAGCGCTGCCACTTACCGCTGCCCCATTGTACGAGATACTCGTCTCTGACAGCCTCCTGCTTTCCTTCCGTGTACTCGGGATTCAGGCGAACGAGAATGTCCCTTCCATTCTGTTCAATACTCTCGACGCATTCTAGCTTCTTGAGCTCCCTGATGTTCTCCTTGCGGATTCTTATTGCCTTTTTTACCTTCATATTGTTTCCAACTCAAAACAATCGGGAGGAGGCCGAATTGACGACCTCACTCCCTTCTTGTACCATTAAAAACTAAAAAAAACTTATGACATATACATTGCCGTGCCTCGTGCAGGACTCGAACCTGCGACTTACGCAGTCCCATAGGGTGACTACAGCTCTAACCAGCTGAGCTAACGAAGCAATCCTCCTACTTTCACAAGCGGGAGGAGTATTTATGGAATAATTGAATCATTTATTGCTGAACACCTTCAGACCCTAAGATAATATAAAACAAAATAAACCTTCCATGAACAAACTTATAGTAAACCCAGGGGAGACTCGAACTCCCAACCTCGCGGCTGATTCCACGGCTCTATCCAGTTGAGCTACTGGGCTAGTTTCAACGTTTTAATTAAAATTTAGGAAAAATGAAAAGTATCTTTTGGAGTGGCGGATGGACTCGCACCATCGACCTCCAAGGGCCTTCCCCTGGTGCTCTGCTACTGAGCTACGCCACCTGAATATATATCAACTACGCACAATGGGCTATTTTAAGGCGCCCGATACTCACGTACAGAGCGCACGAAACTAAAAATAAATCTAAATAATAAAAATACGATCACCTCCTCGCCAGGAGAGTTAACCAGAACGCATTTTAAACTAAAATTATACACACAATTTTCATTCTTCGTGGATCTGAGACGAGTCGGACGTTCCTGTCTCCGGATGATGCCCCTCCGGCGCTCTACCGTTGAGCTACAGATCCGTATTGTGCAGCCTATCTTCACAGACGAGCTTCAACAGTTATGCAAAAACATTAACAAAATATGTATAGAAACAAGATATGAGCCTGTCTTCGCAGACAGATGTCACACCGAATTAAAAAACAGCGTAGAGGCATCGTTGTGCCTCTAACCAAATCCAAAAGTAATCTATGGGAGATGAAGAGGGACTCGAACCCCCACCAACGACGATAAGAAATCGGTATCATCTAGTTGTCGCCGTGCTTCCATTACACCAATCATCTCTTTGTCTTTTATATAGTGCGAATATGATTAAAGTCATTCACATTGGATTTTCAGAGCTTTCCCTGCTCACCAGACTGCAACGTTTTCGATAGTGCTTGCACCGACAATTCTTCGTTCCGGTGTAGTTCGTCTGCCTACTTGATGCAGATTAGCTGGATTTTTCGTATTGCGTGCGTCCCTTCGCCAGGTCGCGGCATCCATTGATGCTCTCCGGCTACTTCTTTTCCACGCCACTTTTTAACCGATGTGTCAAAGAACTACTTCTCTGGTCCTTTCCGAACCTCTCCCGATGCAAGATTGTAGCTGCCCGGACTACCTACTTTATAAGGTCGTGGACTTACCTTTGCACCGTTTGAGATACACACGAAACGGAATTAGTAAGAGAGTGTGAACCAGACGAGATTCGGACTCGTGGCCTATCCCTTAGGAGGGGATTGCTCTTCCGCTGAGCTACTGGTCCATTTTGGAGCGGACTAACCAATTAAAAATCCGCTCCGTTATTCACCGCTGTGAACTAAGCTAATGTTTCCACGGGCAAATTCAAATATATACGAAATATGTTAAAGTATTCTATTCTTGGACATCAACATACCTTGTGTCCTTCAATCAGCTCATCAACATCAGACTTTTTGAAGAATGCGGTGTTGCCTATCATATAATGATGAATCTGGCCGCTCTTTCTCAAGTCGTGTATGTATCCTGTGCTCATACCAATATACTTGGAGAACTCTTTTGTAGAGAGCCATATCTTTTCGACAGGCTCTACTGAAACTTTCTTGCGAGGCATAGGCTTAATCATCATAAGACCCATCAGGGTTACATACACTTAAGTCGTGAAGCCTCATATTTATGCTTCGCAAATTGCGATAGGCTGCTGTTAGGTTTTGAATCAAATCTAAAACCTGTGACTCCGAAAGGTATTCCATCGATATCGTTTTACCTTCTTCGTCTCTATCCGATGTCAATTCGTTTACTATGACACCTAAAACACAAGGACAAACCTCTCCTTCTTCATTAGTAGAATGAATAACACCTGTAACAATTTCACCGCCGTCACAAGTTTTGAGGATTTTGAATCTAAAGTTGTTTTTCATTTCAACAATAGAATCTACCAATGGTTTATTCGCTACAACGCTCTCCCCATTATTTTTAAGGTGCTTATTGATAGCCTCACGAAATTCATTCTTTTTTTGTTTATTCTTCACTCTCATATCCTTAATATTTAAAAAGGTTTATACTTATTATCATACATCTTCAGTAGATGATGATAAACATCCCAACCATTCTTAAAAATGCCATTTTCAATAGACATTATAAGATAAGATTGAAGTTTTATATACTCTTTCTGCTGTTCCTCAGTTGCGAGTTTGTTACGAAGCATCTTTTCATGTTTGCCATAAACGATGCAATTAATGCCTTTTCCAATATGCTCCATCAACTCTCTCATCTCGTTCTTGGGAGTTATCTTAGCCAATGCAGCTGCGAGTTTCTTGTAGTCCTCGCCCACTTCATCGCGATACATAAGCATCTGATCGTACACAAACTTGATAACTTGAACCTCAAAACGAGGATTAAGCCACATCGCAAATTTCATGAAGAGTATCGGGTGCATCCAAGTTCCTCCACCTCTATCAAGTCTTGCCTTGGATTTTACATAGGCAGAATTTTGCCCATCTAAATTTTCCTCTTTTACGAGAGCATCCAGGAACTCTTTAGTATTTTCATTCTCGAAGAATTTCTTGACCTCCTTCTTTTCTCCCGTCGCGTTGTTCCACGCTTGCAAAAGAACAGTAGCGTTAAACATCCCGTCCTTTGTCCTCTGAAAGACTTCGTAATCGCCAATCTTTCGAGTCATAAGTTGGTTCGTTTTCATTTCTTACACCTCCTATATCAATGTTACTACTCGACCGGAACCGCCTCGATAACCAATGTCTTATTCTCGAAGTTAGCCTTCGTTCTGTACCTGGCCACACCTTCAGGCGGTTCAGTCTTGCCGATCAGCCAAGCATACTGTCGAGCCGACATGATAGCTTTTGCTGTCTCAAACACAAAAACCTCGTTTTTTCCAGGCGTTATGCTCAGAATGTCTGCCTTTGTCAACTTTTTCATATTGCTTTATTTAATATTAACTATAATTATTTGGAGGTTTCGCGGAAAAGTCGTATATTTGCAGTGCTAATGTAAGATACGGCATTTTCGGTTGCTTCGGCCTCCGTTTGTGTCAGTGTTGTTTTATTGCTTTAACTGAATCACGAGTGCAAAGGTAATATAAAAAGGCGAACAAAGCAAGCCTTTTTGAAAGAAAGTCCGCCTTTTGCGTTCTTTTTAACACTTTTCGTGATTTTAGTTGTATATATGAAACTAAAAATAAAAGATTATGAACGGAGTTATAGAAAGAGTTGCCGAATTGATCAAAGAGTTGGGGCTAACACCGAATGCTTTCGCAAAAGAAGTCGGTCTTGGTTCATCAAATCTAAGTAGAAAACTGAAAGGAAGTACGCCTTTTACCGCAAAAGACTTCGTTAAAATCTGCGATACGATAGGCGTAAACAGAGAATGGCTCGAAACCGGAGAAGGCGAGAAACGAACCTATTCGTTAGGATTCGATAAAGATTCGCTTAACCGGTCAATCGACAAGGCGTTCACTCAATGCGCGTACGGAGAAGACGCAAAGCCTTTCTATGACGTAGACTTTGCATTGGGCTTTAGTGAGATGTATAACGACTCTCCTAACGTATCAACTAAATACATCTCTGTTCCTGGTTATGAGAAGACGGATTTCTGGTGCCGAACATCAGGTGACAGCATGAAGCCCCTTATAAGCAACGGAGATATCATAGCTCTGAAGCAGATTCTTGATTGGAATGAGTTCTTGCCTATGAACGAAGTGTACGCCATCATGACGACTAACGACCTCAGAACAGTGAAGATCATCCGCAAGGGTTCGAACGAAGAGCATTTCACCCTTCACTCATACAACGAGGAGTACGAGGATCAGGAGATACCAAAGGAGGCTATAACGAAAGTGTTCAAGGTTCTTGGGTCATTAAAGGCAATATAATTAATTATAAATGTTAATATTATGAAGAGAATATTAATCATATTAACAGCAGCATTATTCTCCAGTGCTTCTTATTCGCAAGTAGTAATGGGAAGAGACATATATACAACCAGCAAGAAATACGCAGCTTTCCTTGCGACAAGGGGGTACAAACCTTACGAAACGGTTTCTGGAGTAAAAAAGTTCAAGGTAAAATTTGCAGGGTTTACTAACGTAAGAGAAGAAGTGCATTACGACACTAGCAACGACTCTATCACGCAAGTAAAGTTCATTTTCGAAAATAGGACTCAAAGCGAACTGGAGGACGCATACTTCACACTTCTCAAGCAATACAAACAGAAGTACCCTGAAGGGGAAAACGGGGACATGAAATGGGAAGGAATTGATATGTATATGTGGCACTACAACCCATCCAAAGGCTCGAAGAGGTCTATATATCTAAGCATAGACAATATCAAGCATGAGATGCAGGTGCAATACTTCTCAAACTACGAAGAGAAAGAAAACAAGAAAATAGAAATAAGTAGTGATATATGAAAACAGCTAAAGAAATCCTTGACGGGAAAATCTACAATAGATTCGATCTAGCAAGAGCTTGCGAAGATGTAGCGCGCTTTTTCGAAGAATCGGAAGCGAGTTCCAAGTTAATAATCAGCGGGAAACAATTTGATGACATAATACCAGACGCAGACTTCTACGGATACTTTATGTACCAAGGTGACGAGGCCGTAAACGAACTTGTAAACTCTAGAATAGCAACAGAAAAGATGGGGTATATCGGCTTAGACTTTGCCTTAATAGAAACAGAAAGCTCTTGCGTCAGAAAACTTGTTGATGAGCTTAGAAAGAATAAATTCTACACAGAAAGAGTTTGCGCAGGGATTTATGTTGTGACAATAATATAATTTTTGTGAGTAATATGTGAGTGAGCAATCATTAATTGCATTGAAAATCATCAGTATCAGCACATTACCAATACATACGAGAGTCTTCCCAAGCCTGTGAGGCGGGTTCGACTCCCGTATCTCGCTCAAATGCTGATAATCAGCCACTTACATCATTTTTCACCATTAAAACATAGTAAAATCCATCATTTTCACCCACAAAATAGGTACAAAATCGTGCATAATGTACGCCAATGTGAGTAGTTTTGTGAGTAATATGTGAGTAAAATTGAGTTGTGAGTAAAATTGTGAGTAAAATCTGTGAGTAAGTATGAATAGCATCAAGACATACGTTGAAGGAAAGTCTCTCAAGGTTTTCTTCATCATCAGTTATCAGGGAAAGAGATTCCAGGTCTATACCGGCATCACGAGTACCGTCAAGTTCAGCGGGATGGTATTCCCGAAGAGTGTTCCGAACGCAAGAGCCAAGACGGCGATGCTTGCAAGGCTGTTTGCGTCCGTGGAAGAATATATCTATATGAACGGCGAACTTCCGGCAGCAAGGATGAAGGACGAAATCAAAGCCATCATCAATGGAAGGGCTGCATCGGTAGAGAAGAATATCCTCTACTACATCGATGAGTTCATCAAGACCAAGGCCAAGGATAGCACCAAGGAGATATTTCTAAGAACAAGGAAGAGGATTGAATCCTTCGATGAACATGCCGACTTCGACAGCATCGACAGGGACTGGCTCGAAAGATTCCAGGCGCATGAGCTTCTGAAAGGCCGCATGAGCGGTGGAATAGCCATCGACCTCAGAAACATACGTACGGTGTTCAACTGGGCCATAGACAATGAGATTACCACCAAATATCCTTTCCGTAAGTTTTCCATCAAGACGGAGCGTCAGCAGTACCTGTATCTGAGTGCCGAGGAGATGAGGGAGTATCGTGATTTTCCGGTAGAGCCTTTCATGGAGAAGTACCGTGACTTGTTTATGCTCGGGTTCTATCTGATAGGCATCAACCTCTCCGACCTGCTCGAACTTCCTGCTGACTGCATCAAGAGAGGGCGCATCCAATACAAGCGCAACAAGACCGGCAGACTCTACGACATCAAGGTTGAACCGGAAGCGATGGAAATCATCAAGAAGTATAAGGGAAAGGACCACCTTCTGTGTATCCTGGATGACGGAACGAAGGAGTCAAGCTTCCGTAGAACGCTTGGTGACTACCTGAAGAGAATCGGACCTACCGAGATGAAGAAAAACAAGCGTGGCGCCTTGATCAAGAAAGAAATCAAGCCACTTCACAAGGATATAATATGGTATACGGCCAGGAGAAGCTGGGCTACCATAGCTGCGAGCATCGATATTCCGAAGGAAGTTATCGGCAAGGCTCTGGGCCATAGTGAATGGGATTCATCCACCACCGACCTCTATATTCAGTTCGACAATAAGAAGATAGACGAGGCGAATCGAAAAGTCATCGACTATCTGAATGGTTAACAAAGAAAATCCCCACGTCATTTTCCGATGGCGTGGGGAAAGTTGTTTTATGACAAGTATCTATTTATCGAGTTCGTTCAATTCCTTGGTAAGCTCAGAGATTTTATTGGAAATCTCATCACACATCTTATCGGAATAATTCATAACATCGATAAGTTGTCTCAATGTTATCCTGTGCTTGCAGTAATTAACCTTTGCGTGTTCGCATGACCATCTTTTCCTCCACAATATTTCCAGTAAGACGTAGAAGCGGATAATCCTATTCTTCTCGACGATCTGATGGATTGCAGTATCCGACTCTTTCTCAGCCTTCTTCAGATTTTCCTTTGTCTCTATCAGCTCTATTTTCAGCTTCTCGTTACAGCGGAGGGTGTAGCAGACTTCAGTAATAAGGGAAGTCATTATAAACAAAAGAACAAACCCTCTCCAGGTTCCTATGAATACCTCCGCTACAGTGAGGCAGCACCCGAAGACAATGCACACGACAAAGATGTCGATGCGGTCGAAAATCATTTTTAATCTTTCTTTCATATACTTAATCTTTTAAGTAAATACGCAGATTTTACGTATTTAGATTTTTATTTATATTCAAAATGTGGGACTTTCCCACATTTTAGAACCCGAGCGTCTGAGGAATCTCAATGCCGACAAATTTCAGCAGATCACAGAATCTGTTGTCATACCACTTAATCTGGGTCTGAGACTGAAACTTCGGATCCTGGATATTCTGACCGAAGCACTCGAAGCCCTTGTTGAGCACCTTCCACTTCCAAGGCTTGTTCTTATCCCTGCTAGGACGTGTAGCTTCGTGGATGACACCCTTAGCCATCAGGATCCTGTTGAATGCAACAGGAGTGAAAGGAATGTTGTTTTCCTTAAGAAGGTCTTTCGCAGCGTGGAGCGTAGGAGCCTCTGTGCCGGCATTAATACCTTGTGGAAGTAAACCGGCCATACCGGTATCTTTTCCTATCTCCTGAGCAATTCTCAGCTTGCTTGCCTCGTTGAGATTCAGAAACCCGACAACCCAGTTGGCATAGATAATCTTCTGCTGAGTCTTCTCTATCTCCGTCATCTCTCCAGAAGCAACCTTATGGAACACTCTACGATAAACCTCAAACACTGGGCGAACCTTGCGAGCAACGAAATACTCCAAACAAGCGGAAGTGAGGTAGTAATCGTCGGTTGGTCTTCCTGCACTGGAATTTTCCGCATTATTGCGGATAACTATAAAGTCCACATTCTCAATGAAGTTAGCCTTCAAACCACGCACGGCATTATCCTTTCGCTCGTAAGCTAACTGCCACACATCGTCAAGATTCACAGAAAACTCCTTATTCTGCTTGTCTAACTCCAAAATACCACGGAAGTAACGCTCGATATCCGATGGGTTACTTGCCTTTGTCAAAGTCATATTGTTCATATCTAAATATTTTTAATCTCAAATCATTAAATACCGTTGTTGGCGGCATTGTGCTTCTGTCTTCTGCGGAGATTTTTCTTCCTGTTCTTCTCTCGCTTCTTTTCGACCTTTCTTCTCTCTTCAGAAGTAAGCTGAGCGAAGGCGTTCTCCTTCTTCATCAGCTCGATGATAACGTTCTGCACCTTTTCGAGCACAAATTTTGGAGCCTCTGAGTCTCTTATAAAGACAGGGTTCTTATGTTTGTGGCGGTCGTAGAACAGACTGTCGTCCTCTCCCTCAAGCTTCACGTTAATTCTGTGATGACCGAAAGGGGTTATGATGAGATTTGGGCTACCTTTCACGCCTCTCTCAAGAGAACGAGGAACGTGGTGACTGAAATTATTCTCATCCAACCAAGCTTCCAACTTTTTAAGTTTTGTTTCATTCTTCATAATCTTTTTTCTTCTTTTTTCTCTCACGCACGTAGGGCATAAGAGAGATTAAACAATACAATATAATCAAGCACTTACTTATAGTGTGAAACCGTCAAAAACAGAAACAGTACCATTTAATCGGGCAAATTGCCCAAACTTTGCATCGGAGAGTAGAGCTCTCTCCCCTGCCTTGTTATTCCTTTCTTGCTAGCTTTTTTGCCAGCATAACCATAGATGATGTGCCTTCCGCAGCTTGCCTTTGCATTTCTGTCTGTTATTGCATACGAACAAGGAATGCAGACGTACACATTATTGTCTCTCACGAAAGACGGATTGTTCCTTCCGAACTTTGCCAGAAGGCTTTTCACCTGATCCCCACATCTGCTGTCTGCCATGTGCAGCTCTGCAAATGTAGAGGAAATCTCTTTCTTTTCTTTGAGGCGTTTCTTTATTCCGCTAATTGAGCCATGAGACATCCCAACTGCACTCTCCAGCTGAGAGAAAGGAATGTGTGAGTAGCGACACGAGCGGTTGTTTGCACTTACGTGTGAGCTGTTCGCCTCCATACTTCCTATCTGATGCAGGAAAAGTAACTCGTTGAGTCTGTTGTATATTTCTTTCAGCGTAATCTCTTTGCTTACTTCTATGGTAAACATATTTGCACCCTTGAATACTCTTCCCTTCTTGTTTCGCTTTATAGTGTTATCCTTGAAAGAGTTCACTATGAAGCGTCCATCTTCCTGAACTGAGAACAACTCGGAAGACCTGATGGCTTGGAGTATCATTTGTGCTTTCGTATGCCCGATATGAAGTGCCCGCATCAAATCACGCGTACCCATATCAAACATTACGGAATTGCTATGCTGCATCTTGCACCAGATGGCAAAGGATAGAACGGTCATACGCTTGCTGCGCTCCACCCTGGAACGCCCCCTTGCGTACCGCTCTACCAATTCAACCAATATGTGTAAGCATTTTCTCTGCATAGCATAAAAATAAAAGGATTTCAAAAAGTGAAGCACCACTTAATGAAATCCATTTTTCTATTCGGTTCCTTTCGGACACCTACTAAATTTCCTTGCAACTAATACCAATGTGCTTCTTGCGTATTAATGCGTCGATGCAAAGATACTTCATTACTTTCATTTGCGCAAACGTGATTTTTTGCGTTTTTATATGCTCATTCAAGTAAAAAGTAAAAACAAAACTCTCGAAAGTGCTGATTTGGCTAGATGTTCCAATTAGAGTAAAAACAATATTTTGCGCTATTCATTAAAGTATAGAATATTTACATTCACATATTTTAAGAGAAGATTGCGTTTTTCCGTGTGTTTTTAGTGGTTACTTTAATAAAATAGCCGCCTATCTGTAAAGTGATAAGCGGCTAGTTGCGGTCTAGAACTTCCATACCTGGGTCTGATACTGCGTATCGTGGGATACGACCATCTTGGAGAAGTTGTCTATAGTGTTGCAGATTTCGTTAGCCTCTGCTTTCTTCAATAACTCCTCTGCTTCATTCTCTGTATCGAACAGGGCTGCATCAGTTCTTGATGAAACGTAGTGCAGCTCACTTCCGAGAAATGCAACCATCTTGCCATCTTTGTCGTAGATGGTTACATAGTATACTTTTCTTCTACATAGAATTTCTCCTGTTGAATTCTGTAATCTCATATTTATTCGCTTATCCGTGATGCGTAGGGCTTAAATTATTACTCGTCAATAATATCACATCCATTGATGTTTATGTATTCAAAAACGCCTTTATTCTTGCGTTCCTCATTCCACTTTGCAACTTCTAACTTTGTGACAGAATCACGACCAAGCAGTTTTGCTGCATACTTTAGAGCCTCATTTTTATTCTTAAACTCTTCTCTGTGATATTTTCCATCTACATACGAAGTCAATACAGAGCGACAGTTGAAGTATTTGCCTTCTGCGTCGTTTGTAGCATAGATCTCACACATTTCCTCTTCCACTATAAAGTGCACTTTCATGCCGTCATAGTGTTTTTCGAGGAGCTTATTGAAGTCCGTTGCTCCCCATGCCTCCTCTGCTTCGATGCTCAAGAGACCATCTGACAGCTCAAGATACTGGATGAATCCACGAATGTAGCTGTCACCAATTTCCTCGCCAAGAGCCAGAATGATGTTTCCTTCCCAGTTCTCAGACGCTCCTTCCTCCATTACAGGACGCTCTTTGTTCATAAACGCCTTGCAAAGGTTGTTTAACTCCTGGAGGTCCTTCTGGTTGCCTTCAATACGATAGCTTGTTGATGCCCAATTTGCCATAATTCTTATTTTTTTAAAAGTTAATAATTGGCAGGAGCCGAAGCTCCTTGGTTTGGCTAATCGGGGCCGTTTTTAAAATCCTCTCCTACCCTCACGGGCAAGAGAGGACGAAACACTTTTTTAACCCGCCCGTATGGCCGATAGCGCAGCCTCATTTTTATTATGAAAAATATCTTTGGCAGGGAGTATTGCTACTCCCCGGGTTTGGCTAGTTGCCGTTAAAGATTACCTGGAATGGAATCGCAAGTTTGTCGGTATCAAGCGGAACCTCGCATTTGATTCCGTAGATAGAATCAAGATGGCCCAGGGCATATACCTGCAAGCTCATCTTCTCCTTGAACTCCTCGATGCTGTCATACTCGCTCTCCAAAACGATGTCTGAAGGGAACTCCTCAAAGTCTTCCATCTCATCAACATAACGCTTGTTGAGCATTCGAAGCTCGTTAGCGAAATCGTCGTACGTCTTGATCTTGTACTCAGCCGCATCCCTCCAAACATCAAGAAGCTCCTGCTTGAATTTCTCCTCACACTGCTTCTTTCCTTCTTCCATCAAATTCTCTGAAATTCCTGCTAACATAATTCTATAATTTATTGGTTAATACTATCTATCAGTAAATTTGTGAGCTGGGTAGCCGAAAACCAAGGTTCGAAGCGCACCTTTCTTTTAATGAGCTCCTTCTTGATGATTTCAGATACGCAAGATACTTCCTTTTCTAGCTTTTCTACCTTGCGCTCTGCCTGCCCCTGCTCTATCATCGCTCTGTACGTATCTTCTACGTCGCAGATGCCAGAGAGCTTGTCAAGTCGCTTTTTAAGTTTAACGTTCTCTCCTACCAGCTGACCTCTGCTCATATTTTCGAGTCTTTCTCTGTATGCTCGTTCTTCTTCTCTTTTCATTATTCCTCATATTTGTTAATAATAGCAGGAGATGGCTATTGGCCACCTCCAGTTTGGCTTAGTTCCTCATCGGGCTCGTCGTCGTCCTTATCATAGACTCCGAATAGCTTGAGGGTGTTGCTGTCGATTTCCGTCTTCCCGACAATGTAGCGCATTGTCATCTGAATGTTGGGCTTACCATTGCTTGTATGGCCCATCATGACGGCAATCTGTTCCAATGGTACGCCTTTCTTGGAGAGATTCGTGGCGAACGAACGCCTGCCGGTGTGTGAGGAGATAAAGAGGTACTTCTTTCCGGTCTCTTCTTTACCTGCATGGAACACCTTCGTATTCTCGTCTATTCCGCAATCACGGCAGATGTCACGAAGAGTTCGGTTGAAGGTCATCTCGCTGATTTCTCCAGGAAGAGGCTCAACGCCAGTGCCGCATACAAGGAACGGACGGAGCTTCTTGTGAAGAGGAACCCTTACCTCTGTCTTGGTCTTCTGTGCTACATACACGAGGAAGTGTCCGGTATCATCGATGTTCTCGGGGGTTATCCTCTGACAATCGCTGTAGCGCGCTCCACAGAGGCATTCCATGAGGAACATGCGCTGAACATATCTCTTCGTCTGTCCCCTTGGATTGTAATTGATGATTCTGTTTATCTCCTCATCCGAGAGATAGACGGACTGGACAGGAACAGCCTTCGTTCTGAGTATCTTTCCGAACGTAGGGCTGTTAATCTCCTTCGTCGCATCGTTCTCACGTATCACCGCCTTGATGGTGGCGCATACGGTCTTTGCTGAGTTTGGAGCGTAGTTCTCCTTGATCTTCTCAAAGAGGTCACGGAGGTTGTCGTCAGTGATGTCTTCCCACAATGGCTTGTGGCCCAACTGCTCCTCGAACATTCTCACGACCTTGATGAACTTCGGATATTTCCAGATATAAGCTCCGTAGAAGGTGTTGTGTCTCCATGCGTTGCCATGATAGTTGGCGAACCAGCCCTGCTTGATAGCGAGCTTGTACTTCTCCTGCTGGACAGGGCTCAGCAGACGCTCCCAGTCTCTAGTCTTGATTCTTATTTCTTCTGTCATAATTCTAATATTTTGGTTACTAGTGGCAAAGATACTAAAAGTTTATAATATAAACCATCATCTTTGCCGTTTTTAACGCTAATTTAACCTTCCGAAGCAGCCTGCTTCTCGACTGACACGAGTTCTATCGTATCTTCATTCCAGTCATTCCACACTTCTGCATAGTCGTCTGCCTTATCTTTGGCATCTTTTTCTGATTCTGCAAGGAATACATAAGGCTCATCCATGTCGGCAGTAGTTCCGTCTTCATAGAGGAATCTGTACTTTGCCACATAAGTGCTGACGTATCCACTCAGTTCGTTATTCAACCCGGTCGCAATATCAGCAAGAAGCTCGATCGGTACACAATCATCCAATGCACTTACCTTGTGAGGCTCTTTGTAGTAGCCAACACCAACATTTATGACGAAAACCGGGATGTCGGTATCACCACTACCTACCTCTACGATATCTACAAGACTGCTATTGTTGACAACTACAGGCCAGCCGAGTTCTTTCTTCTGCACATTGTGCTCTCTCATTATCTCACGGATGGTGCATGCAAGCTCCATCTTTGCAGTTGAACGCAACTCGTCAATCTTGTCTTTCAATTCTTTTTTATCCATAATCTTAACATTTTGGTTTAACTTGATGCCCGCCGTTTCCGGCAGGCTTGTTTGGCTTAGTCTTTTCTTTCGATATCAAGGCCCGTAAGCACGCCTTTCATATAGGCTAATGTCTCTTCCTTGCATTCCGATAGAAACTTCTGGCAGCCATCAATGATAACACCGTACTTACCGCTCGGATAATTCTGTAGAGAGCACGAGTGGTAATGCTTTCCGGATTTCTCCTCGATTTCTCCTGCGAGTCGCTTCCCTTCGTCGGTCTCATTTGGACGATTTCCTGGGTACTCATCGTAAAAATACTCGTGCCATAAATCTAGTAGCATATCCTTGCAATCCTCCATATCTTGCAAAATATCCGATAATTTGTATGGCGCGCCGTTAACACCATGTCCATCCTCGCCAATCCATTTGCTGGCTTCCTCGTCAGGATCGAAGTCGCTATAATATTGGTACAACTTATCCATGAAGTCAGACTTATTGCCATTCTCGAACCAAATTGTGGCGATGAAATCTTGGCCTTGTGGGGAATACTTCTCTAACTCGACGCAAACCTCACCTCTTTCGTTAGGTGTATCGTCAACATTATAACTCCATCCTAAATTCTCTGCTAATTTCAAAAAATCATTCATATCTTTAATTTTAATTGGTAAAACATTGCACCCTCCGAAGAGGGCTTTTTAGGCTTCCTGGTAAGCGAGAATCTGTATGTAACGCATCTCGAAATTGACGAAGATGTCAAGATATATGCCATCGTCAGTAAGGAGCGTGGTTCCGTTGTTCTCCTCGGTGATGATCTTCTCTTTCTCTGTGCCCATGAGGTTGTTTACCAGGTCGTTTGCCACAATGGCCAAGCGAATCTTGTTTGCACTATCTTTTATCCATCTGACATCCATTGCGTTGCCATAGACCTCTGCATGACAGGCGTTGGAATAGATAAAGCCGACTGCTTCGTCACATCCGTTATCGGTATACTCGCCATCATCGAACATCTTCTCAAACAGAGACTCGTAATAAAGCTCGTTCTCCAAGTCGAAACCATTCAATTTGGTTACATTTACATCTACTATTTCCATAATCATTCTACTTTTTAATTGGTTAATACTGGGAGCGTGAAACAATAATGTTCCACGCATTTTTCGGCTTTAAACCGGCAGAGACACGATGTATTCCTTCTTCTTCTTTCGTGTTCTGCCCGTTACGGAATATCCGCAGATGTTTCTCAGAGAGAGTGCGGCTTCCGTAAGAAAAGGCTCGTTGACAAAGATTATCGGTCTCATCATCTTGTTTCGTACCATCAGCTGATAGTCGATGAAGTCGAATGGGTCGTCGGGGTCTTCCGCCTTCTTCTCCCAGATGCTTACGTCCAGCATTTCGATAAAGTCTCCATCTGGTGGATTCTCCATGTCGAGAAATCTCTTCGGAACAAGCAAAATTGTTTCCTTTGGTTCATGTGTCATAAAGAAATCTGATACAGCACTACAGAATATGTTCAGATTGAACACCTTTGGCTTCAAGCCCTTTGCTTTTAAGATATCATTAACGTTAACGATTCTTGCTACTGCCATAATTCACAAAATTTTAATTGGTTAGACATAGTGGTACAAAAAACCGGCGTGTCTCACGGCAGACCGGCTTGAACCATTTAAACAAAATCTAGTTATGATAAGGAGTCAGCCGCTGCTAACGACTGACCTGTTTGGCTTTACTTCTTTCCGAAATAAAAGATTCTGATAAACTGATAAAGTAGTTTCTTGTCACAAAGGTGATAGAGGTCTTCTATAATGTATTCTTTACATTCTTTCGTTCCTTCCCTGAATGTCTTTTGTATTGCTGCGATTTGGATATTATCACATCTAAGCCAGCAGATAAACATCTCACCCAAACTCTCGTAACGCCCATCCTTGTTATAGAATTTAGTTTGCTGCTCATAAGTTTTATTCTTTCTCATAATCCTTACTTTTTTGGTTTTACTTTGAATCGGTTACCGAATCAGTAACCGACTTTTGGCTAGAATGGCTCCCGGCTGGCGCCTTACTCTAAAAATATGATCTAGAGAGCTTAGATTGAAGGATTACCTCCAGTAGTAACTGGAGGAGATCCTTCGTTGAAGAAGCTCTTGTGAATTCTTGCCGGGCCACCATACTACAGGCGGCGAACCTTACTACTTACTGGCGATCACCTTCTCGACCTTAGCCTTATGCCACTCGTTAATCTTGCCCTGGATGTCGATATCGTTCTCTATAATGAGCTGCTTGAAAACACCGAGCATTCTCCAACCCTCTTCGTCGTAGAGCTTGGCTTTTGACTCAAGCTCCTTCAACGAGTTGGCTTCTGACATCTTTCGTCCGTTTTTCCAGAATCTGGCTCCGTGGAACATAATGAGGTTTCTCATCGTGTAGTAGGAGCCGGAACCCTTATAGGCATTGATGAAGGCATCAGACTGCTTGGTGTCCCATGCGAGATGCTTGCGCTTCTTGTTGAACTCGTGAACAGCATCGTAGACTTCCTTGTAGGTATTGCTGTCATACATCTTGCGCGCAAGATTACCGAGAGGAGCATATACCTTCTTTTCCAAGTCTGCGACGAAGATATCCTCGTTCTGAAGACGTACGTAAGGATTGCCCTTACAGGTATGCTTGAATGCCTTTGTCTTCTTTCCGTTCTTGTCTTTCTTGACCTTCCAAATAAGGTTGTCGTCCACATACTTGCGGAGCTTATTGATGTAGTCATAAGCCATATCGGCAGCAACGTAGCCTCCGAACCATCTGTTTCTCGCACCGGCATTCTCGTGATCCCCGTGAGCTGCCATCTTCATCTGAGCATAGAGCTCATTTTCAAGCATGCGCCACTGGTACTCGTAGCCCTTGTGCTGCAAGACCTGGTTGAATGACCAGTTCCATCCGTCCATCTGTCTGAGCATGTGAAACATCTGGCTCATCACCCAACGGCGGAACAGCTTCCAGTTACTTACGTATCCACCCTCGACAATCTGCTTGCCTACCGCATCGATGGTTGCATCGTCCATATCAACAGGGACAGCCGCACCATTCTCGATCTTGATAAGCTTGTCGTCACCGAGAGGGAAGTACTTACTTACGTCAACGCCTGCTGCCTTAAGAGCTTCGAGACGCATCTGCGCCTTGGTCTTCTTACCTGCACCAGCTGCATCAACCTCTACATTGTTAGCTACTACCTTAAGATTCTCACCAGTGATTGTTACAATCTGCTTCATAATTCTAATTATTTTAGTTGGTTATTAAAAATGTTAATTAAATCGTGGATGAGGCTTATGCCCCACCCTTGTTTGGCTCAATCCAGTCTCTGAGGATAATCAGGTCCTTGTCGTTCTTGGAACACCAGAACCAAGTTCCCCATCTGCCGTCCCAGTAGAGGTTGCCTCTGAGAAGCTGGACCAGTACGTACAGCTCCAGCTTGCATCTTGCTAGCTCTCGTCGCTCTCCGTACATCATATCTTCGTCTGAGAGCTCTTTCTCAGGCAAAGCCTTGAAGTAGTAGCGGCGATGTGATTCGGAACGCTCAGACGGCACAGAATGCTTGTATGCCGCATATCTCTGCTCGATGCCTACAAACACAACCTCGGGTGTAAGGTAAGGCGTGTCCTTCGGCTTGTCTTCCTCGGACATCACTACATTGCCGTTCACTCTACATGTTCTCTTCTGGAAGTTGATGGTGAACTTCGCACCATTCTCAACTGCATTGATAATCTCGTCGTATGTCATATTCTTAAAATATTGGTTAATAGGAGTGCGCTCAGAGAATCTGTTGCGTAACTATATGCTTTTGATATATACAGTATTATAGTCCTGAGACTCCTGGATATAATCCAGTGATTCTCAGGATGCTGAATACTGTATTTACAATCGATTCTCCTTGCGCACCATTCGGCTCGCAATAGCTATAGCATAGCCTCAGTAGAGTGTTGCATTCCTGTATCGTCTTGATTATTGCATGTATAAGAACGGGACGCGTACCGGGCAACCGCCAGGTTGTGTCCCGTTGTCACATTACATGCAACTGAATCTGTTCTACTCTTGGCTATGCGGACTGCAATGTCCGTGACTCATCTCTAGTACTTCGTTGCATTGGTGTATGTTCGCGATTAGACCCCGAGATTGGATACGGCCGTCGATATCGATAGACATCGACGGCGGTATTCCACTCACGTGGTATTAAACCTCATACTCTTGATAAGTCGTGATGCAATTCACTTTTGGTTGTTTGTAGGTACACTTAAAGGCTCGTTGCCATAGCTGTATGATTTTGATATAACCCCGTGAGAGAGGAGATCACTTACCTGGGTATAACCCAGTGTCAGTGATCTGCTTTTATCACGTGGTATTAAATCGTACCGCCTCCTTGTGTACCTCGTTTGGCAATAACGTTGCCTTCGACATGGGAATTTTGTACGGCAATGTAATGTTCTGATAAAGGAGTCTTGATGACACGCGTTGACGGCTTGATATTGGCAGGAAACGCGTGATGGATTAAGACTTCGCTTAAACTTATTCCCCAACCGAAGACAACCCTCGTACTCGGGTAATTCCCTGACCGATGGCTCGGCACAATACTTTATGATTCTGATTTGACACAGGATTCGCCAGAATAGATGATCCAGGACGTCGTAAGTAGTATACGACGACGTCCAGGATCAACTACTCTGGTTAGAGAACCTGTTTCGTAAACTTCTGCCATTCATCAGAGAGTTGTGGTGTGCGCCACCTGTGGGAGTCATACGGACTGGCACATTTCTGTACTATTGTGATTAGACACGCCTTGTGTGTCTTCAGTAAGGTCCCTTTGGTCTCCAAGTATAACTTGGGCGAAAGTGGCCCTTACTGAAGATGTTGTAGAGGCGTGACATAAATAAGTCCGTCCTTCTCCCACGTCCGTGTGTTTGGCTACAGAGTCTGACGGTCAGAAGATACTGCGCATAGCTATATTAGATTGATAATATCCGGTTAGGACGGATAGTGGGTCCATCTTTATGAAAGATGGACCCACGGCTCCGCAACCTGATATTCAAATCTTACCTTCATTCCGTCAGTCCCTTGCGCTGGGTGCTACATCTACAGAGTATTCACCAATGTGTTGTACGCTGCCCTGCTCGTCCGCAAGGCATTCTGGGCACAGCCGATTGATAGATACCCCTTGATTTCGCTCTCTGTCTTGTTCCTGTTGGCTTTCACGTTCCTGCCACGACCTCGGTCTATACAACCTACAGCCTGAGTCTTCACGTATCCAAGACCACCAACTTTGCTCTTGCCCGTCTTGACCGCACGGATGCAGTCCATGACAAATGTGTTGAGCTTATTGATGTCCTCTTTCACGTTAATGACCGGAAGAACCTGAGTAGCCCAGGAATAATCGCAGTACCCCTTGTAGAGATACCTGTTTACGGCATTGATGGCTTTCGTCATCGTTGTGTCACGCTTCTTTATCGTCCTCTTCTCAATCTCCTTTTGGAAGGTCTTGATACGTGTAGACGACAGGGAGATGTTGTGACCCTTGATGGAATATCCGAGGAACTTGAACCAATGATTAGCGTCAAGATACTCAACCTTCTTCGGATTGAGCGTCATCTGCATCATCTCCAGCTCGCTCTTCATGATATCCATGGCTTTCTCATAGTCTTCACCGACAAACAGCGTATCGTCGGAATAGCGGACGTAATATCCGTTAAGCTTAGACAGCTTGTCGTCAAGATGATAGAGGATAACGTCAGCCAGCCATGCCGCAACAGAGCATCCCTGCTTGAGGGACTGATATTTCTCGCAGAGGTTGTTGTCCTCATCGAAATACAGGTCCGTGTGATAGTAGTCACGAATGACATCTATCAGCGCAGACTTTCCGTACTTCTCCTCTACCTTGTCAAACGCCCAGTCGATGAACCGAATGGGCACAGAATCAAAGTACTTGGAGAAGTCACCTTTCCATCCTATGATTTTTCCCTCTGCCGAGTATATTATCCGAGACACATCTTGCACCACACGACCGCAGCCGATACCTTTCTGATACGACGTACAGCGTGGATGCACCATCTCTGGCATCAGCTCGAACAAGAGGTCGTTGGCTATGCTCAACAGGATTCTGTCTACAGGTTCGTTCACGTAGACTGTACGGAAATCTCCGTTGTCTTTCGGAATTTTGGCTGTATGTGGCGGCATTATCTTGTAATTGCCACTCTTAATCCTCTCGTACATAATAAGACGAGCCTCTGGTGTTGTGAGCTGATACAGGGTTGCTTTGTTCATGTCTTTGTCAATGCCTTTGCTGATAGCATTCTGCCACCGCTCCGGCTCAAAGAACATACTTAGGATTTTGTCTTCATTCATAATTCTTAATGTTTTGGTTTGTAGTGCCGTCTTCAGACGGCTTTTAGGCTGTTAAACCAAGATATTCTGATAGGGTATCTATCATAAGCTTGGTTACGCATTCATCATCTATGTCGCTGACGTATTTGTTTACGTCACACCCATAGAGTTCTTCCCCTTCTTCGACTGCTTGCAATGCCTGTCTTGGAATGTCTCTTATAACGAAATCCAAATCAGCCTTTGTCTCGCAATCGTCAATGATACCATCTGGAATGTTGAGAAGCACGTTGTCTTTCTCATCAACGAGATGCCATTCATAGTATCCTGGAATAAATCTTACGTTGTTCATAATTCTTATGTTTTGGTTATTGTGCGCAGTCGTTAGCTGCGCTTTTAGGCTAATCCCGAAGATGATGCTTCCATCTCAACGCTTTCGTGAGGGAGTTCACAACCTTAAAGGGAAGTTTGTAAAACCACCGACCCATGTTGTGAAGTTGTATCGCATACAACTTGTCAATTCTCTGAAAATCACGCTTGCCACTATTATCTATAGTGTAGCAGAAATACTTGTTATCTTTCATAATTCTAAATTAAATTGGTTTGTAGAAGAGGAGCGTGCAAGCTCCCCGTTTTAGGCTGCATCTTTCGGCTGTAAGCCGTATTCCTTGATAACATCTTCGATGAGGTCATCAGCATCTTCGTAGTACTCTCCCCAGCATGAATCAATCTTGCTCCAGTCATAGGATTCAGAGGTATCTCCGTCGTCGTACAATTTAGTGAACGGACGTTTCTTTTCAAGGACGTATCCCTTAACATCTCCCCACATCCACATACCGATATCATTGACCTCTCCCTCGAATAAGTCCAAGGCTCGCTTTCTCCAGTTTTTGGTATTCGTTTCTACCATCTCCTTGAAGCGCTCCTTGTCACAATAGGCAACACCTTCTACGTAGTCTCCCTGGCAGTATCCTGTGGAAGACCACTCGTATATCACGATTTCGTAAGCTATGTCATCAAGCAGCCAGATCAAGTCCTCGTTGTTCATAGGCTCAATCATCTCTGCTCTCATGTCATAGTTCTTGATTTCGTCAGGAGTGAACTCTACCGAAGTCTTGTACGCCTCTCTGCTGTCGTAATAATCAAGTTCCCATACATGAGAGCTTCTATCATACGATAATTTAGCAGAGCGGTGCTTGTTGCTCTTCAGATATTTTACAAGACGATTCTGCGGAACATACTTGTATACAAGCTCACGGAGAGCATCCTGCAAGCTGTGGTCGTTTGTGTCGTATTTTCTATCATATATTTCATCCCAGTTGCAGCCGTTACTTAATCTTCCACTACCACAACTGGTATACTCCCAAAGATACACACCTGCCAAATCCCATTCAGAGCAAGGAGATTCAGCATCCTCATCCTGGTAAATGGTGATTCTGTAATCACCGATTTCCTTCTTTGCAAATTCGTAACTCATATCTAATATCATTTAAATGGTTTAACATTGAATATCCCCATGATAGGGGATATTGTTAGGATTCCACGTAATCTTCCTCCATCATTGAGTGAATCTCTTCAAGCTCATTGGAGAAATTGTACTGGATGTTGTACGTACCGAATGCTTTGAAATACCATTCTTCGAGGTACGCTCTGTCCTTGTTCGCCTGATCGCTGTCTTCTGCGGCATCAAGTCTGGCAACCATCTGAGGATACAAGTCATAGTAATCGTCGCCATCGTAGTCTGATGCCCACCACACACCTGTTCTGTGCTTAGGGTAGTCCTTGTACAGATTAGCGAAATTGCCATCCATGTGCTGATCGTCAAGGTGGAGATATTTCTTCATCTCTCTGTTTGCCTTATGGGTAAACTCCCACGCTAGAGACTGGATATTCTTTTCGAATATATCGGCAATGTATTCTTCTAGATCCTCTGCGTCATCGAAATTTTCAAGACACTCACGATAGAGACTCTCGATTACCGCGGCAAAGCTTTTTACACCGATATAATCGGCTACTTTCTCGATAACTTCACCCTTGTTGTTCATAACAACTTCTACAATATTCTTTTCCATAATTCATCTGTTTAATGGTTCATAATGGTTCCCTCCGAAGAGGGATTTTAGCTGATTAAACTCTCGTTGAGCGTGTACGTATCAATATCGTACTCATAATCGGTTCCGTTGGTACACTGAGATTGGTGGCGGTAACCACGCAAATCCTCAATCTGCTCTTTTGTTGCTCCGTCGTCCTTGGCTACCTTACAACATCTTCTGATACTACCTGCTACAACAAGTAATTCACGGCTATCGTATGTATGCCAGTTGTCTGTGCGATAGAGCGCATAAACTTTCTTTGCCATAATTCTCTATTTTTAAATGGTTCGTAATGGTTCCCCACATTATCGTGGGGAGTTTTAGCTAATTATGGCGATATCGCCACATTTCCTGTAGAAATACTTGTACGCTTTAAGCTCATCTGTCTCTGGGACATCTGTAACCTCTAGTTTACCGGTATCCTTGCGTACCTCGGCAATAGAGAATGTATTGTCGTGCGTCCATTTAATAAGATCCACACGCCTAACAGGATTCTCTACTGACTCAACGATTTCACACTTAAGTAAATCGTCATTCAATATTTTCTCTAATTCGCTCATAATTATAGATTAATTATAGTCACACATTATTTCTGTCTCACTGATAATTTCAGCACAATGCTTGCAGCGATGGCACATTATGTAGCCTTTTGCCAGCAATTTGCTGAACTTCGGATATGGGCATTTCTCACCCATGCCGGCTCTCGTAATCTCAATTTTAATCATATTCAATCTGTTTGGTTAATAGAAATCCCCACCCGCGGGAGTGAGGATTGGTTTGGCTAATCGAACATGAGCATATCTATCATCCTGTAGAATCCTTCTGTGCTATTAACACAGTGAAGATGATCAATAAACTTACGTCTTTCTTCCATCTTTAGCGCATGATAATAATCCTTGAAGTCTTGAAAATTACCATTTATGTAAGCTGACTCCATTATAGACATCATCTTTTGTTCTTTGTAGTCTCCCTCTACCTCGTAGTACTTAGCCTGCTGTAGTAGAGTCTTGCTTCTTCTCTTTGTCATAATTCAAACAATTATTTGGTTAAACAATAGAAGGTACGCTCACGCATGGGCGCACCTTTTTAGGTAAATGCTACTATTCTTCTTCATCCTCTTCCTCTTCTTCATTGTCTTCTTCTTCGTCAAGACAATAATAGCTGTCAAGCTCATCTGTGCCGGAATAGCCTTCATCTTTACACTGCTCGTAACTGCGTAGTCCTGTCTTGGCATAAATAATGTCTGTCATCGTTTCCTCGTTCAAGCCATTTATATCCGAGACAAGTCTAACCTCGTCCTCTGTGGCGATATTGTTATCAACAATGAAATCCCACAGCATAGCCTCAATACTTTCTTTCATATCCTTTGAATATTTAGTTAATAATAGTTCCTGCGTGTCTCCACGCAGGATTTTTGGCTTAGCGATCCTCTACTTTCACGCTCACAGCATAAGGCAGGTTATCTCTGTCAACCTCCTCCCATTCGTACTCAACGATTGTGCTCATGTATCTGTTCTCCATCTTGTGGATGGCGCCATCTATAGTTCTCTTACTAATGGTGCATCTCGTCTTCTCGACCTTGAACTTGACGTGAGCCTCGTTTCCGTCATTAGTGAACTCAACGAGTCCTTCTCTTCTCGCAACTGCCACACATCCGTGGAATGCGTTAATGAACACGTACTTTTCTCCATCGAAATACACGTCAACGCGCGTATTGTTCTCTGTTCTCTTTATATACTCCATATCTATTTTATTTTTAGTTCAACATGGTTTCTGTGCAGATAGACTGCACAGAATGTTTGGCTAAAATCTGCGAGGACGCATGTACGCACGCTCAATCTCCTGAGCTTTCTTGTCCACACGAGCGGCACGCCTGTAATACTCGCTCTTGTCGAGCTTCTTTCTTTTGCATTCTTCGCTTATAACCGCCTTGTGGCTCGCTACGAGCCTTGCAAGGAATTTTCTGTCTTCTTCTGACATATTCTGAATTTTATTGGTTGATAATAGAAGCAGGACACAGAACGTGCCCCGCAGTTTTGACTACTTGTTGTCACACGAGATATGGCTAGGGCAGCAGTACGTCGTCCCGTTGTGTATGCCTAAGAAACAACAGCCTACACATTTATCTGTTACGACATCCCACGCACGCTCTATTCCGTGCCTGTCAGTTACTCTTACTGTTTTCATAATTTTCTAATATGTTTTTGTTAATAGCAGGCAGCACATTATCGTACTGCCCAGTTCTGGCTAGAGATTGTACAGCGGGCTTTCGGAAGCATACAGAATCGTAGGACCGGTGAGGATTGAAAACGCACAAGGGTCAAAACTCTCGATGTTCTTCATGCTCTCGATTTTCTTCTGCACTACATCACGTATGGATGACAGGTTCAATCTGCCGTCGATAGGCATAATAGAATCCATGCCAACCATTTCCACGATACAGAAATCCTCTGTAAATCTCATGTTCACAAGGTCAAACTTGTTGATCTTATGATAAAATTGTACCCATTTACTCATAATTCTACATTTTTGGTTTGTAGGAGAGGGAGATAAAACTCCCTCAAATTTAGACTGAGTGTTTCACCATGTAGGCGACAAGTCTGCTGAACTCCTTGGAGAGCTCGTTGTTGTCGTGGTGTGAGTAGAAACAGAATATACCGCATTCATCCTGGTCGATAGTCTTCAAGTCCTCCTTATAATAGGTGGTCGAGACTCTAATCAATCCGTTGTCGTTGTTAATGCTAATGTCCACGGAAATACGCTTGTTATTCGTTGAGTCTCTCTGTACCTCCTGCGCCATAGGAAGGATGACGCCTATCAAATACTTCGTGTTGTCTAATAATTCATACATAATTCTCTGATTTTAATGGTTTAACATAGTATGCCCAGGAAAATGCCTGAGCACATTTTTGGCTACTCGTACTTGTTGAGCATGAAAATACGAATTCGACCATCTCCGTTCATAAGCATTTGACATTTGTCATCGTCATTTATTATGTTTCCACATATTTTCTCGAAGAACGGATACGGGTCATCGACAATACTCTTGTAATACAATGCCATGTACGTACCAGGGATGAGAGGATAAGAATCCTCAGGTTCTCCGCCGAATACGTCACACGCCTGTGTATCAATCAGGACACGACGTACAGAGAAATTGCCCTCAACTTCCTCTGCATCCATTCCACGCAAAAGGTCGACAATCTCATTCTTGCTCAAATCTTGCTTTAATATTCTATCCATATTTCTCTAATATTTTGGTTAATAGAAGAGAGGAGCGGAAACTCCTCTCAGATTTTGCTCATAATTCTGAAAAATTGGTAAATACGAGGGGCAGTGTTTTTTTCGTTCCATATTGGGTATGTGGCGCCATCACCACGCTAGATTAATTACTTCTTAATACCTGTGTACATTATCGTACTTTCGGTGTGCTGGCAATTACCAAGCTCTAAAATCTCATTAGCCTGAGCTGTCACAGTCTTTCTCAGCATCACGTTTGCTCTGAGACAATTATACAGAGTAATTGATACTGCAAACAACGCAAAGCACACTACAATAAATAATGTCACGAAAATATTCTTCTTCATAATTCTGTAATTTAATTGGTTATATTATCGTACTGCCTGGATTTCTCCAAGCAGAATTTAGCTAAATGTTTCCAAGCACAATTTTCGTACTTTCCAAATCTCTCACGCTCCAGGCAGTACGAAACTTTCCAAGCGGAGCGTGGATCGCCACAGCTCTCTGAAGAACCATCTGCCAATTATCGTACTGCTCCAGAATATTCCAAGCAGAATTCCCCAAAATATTCCAAGCAGAATAATGGCAATATTCGTACTTGCTAAACACAACAGAGCAGGAACACTCTGAATAAATCCAAGCACAATTATCGTACTTGAATAAATAATCTGTCTTGCTTTCATATCTATATTTTTTTGGTAATTGTTCCGTAGCCACACACGACAATTATCGTACTGGCTACGGATTTTAGGCTCACAACACGCAGAATAATGTAAGCACACCATTCTGCAAAGACCCGAATTCTACGTGACTTAAAATCTCCTGAGCATCTGCAATGATACTCTCTACCTCTTTCATATCGAGGCATTTAATTCTCATCGTACTCATAATTCTGTAATTTTGGTTATTGTTCCCTACAAGCGTAGGGAGATTAGGCTACTGAATTCCGGCAGACCAAGCGAATCTTTCTTCTTCATCATTCAGTCTGTATATACTGGAAAGCATACCAAACAGGCGAGGACTGCTGCTAACGAGTTCATCGTAGGCATCCTCTGCACTCTGGTCTGTTACATTAATACGCACAAGTGTCTTTCCTATCTTCTTCAAAATCTGTTCTTTCATAATTCTAATTTTTAAATGGTTGATAATTGTAGAGCGGAGATTTCTCCCCGCCCCGTTAGCCAGGATGTGCATCTTTGCACCACGTTTTATCTTTATCGTCTTAACTACGTGGCTCACACCCTACAGATTTTATGCTTCTGCCAGCAGCTTGTTTGTTTCTGAGGAGATAAATCTCGCACGGATGACAAGCAACCGATTTCAGAAAGTGTGTTTTATATTCGCCAGCCCACACTTTAAAAACTCTGGGCGAATATGATGTGCAGGAAAATCCCTACAACGGAAACCACTCCACGTGCCATCCAACACGTAGCCTTTCAGGATATCTCGTATCCCTTAACCCGCAGCCAACGGGATAGAATATGAATTATGATTTCTTTCTAATTTCTCCCGGTACGCCTTATAATCACACTGCGCCCGTATCGCACAACTTTCGTTCTGTCTCCATTCGTACCCTTGCCGTCGGTTAGCCTTCAATCCTCGCAAGGTCGTTTGACCGCCTCGCTCCTGTGCCTGTGCTCCCTGTGTCCGCTCCGGTGATACGCTCCACAGAAATCTCAGTCTCTTATATTCTGTTTCACGTATCACGGAGAGACACCGCTCGCCGCCGGTAGTTGGTACGTCTGAGGATGACCGCCCCAGTTGTGCCGCCTAAAAAATATTTCGTATGTTTCGCTAGATTTTCCGCTTGAAAATCTAACAGACAAGTTACGTTTTCAATTTTAGCCACAATTAAAAATTGTGTTTATCCTACATACCACGAAAAGGTATTGAAAAATAATGTAGGGAAATTTACATTGAAACAATTCTGAAAAATAAATCTAAAAAAAATATTCTAGAAAAATCTTTCTAGAATATAGGCACGAAAAAATAAGGTAGTGGAAAAATCCCACTACCTTATTTATTGTTACTTTGCCGCTGCCTTCTTTGCTTTTTCACGGTCCGCTCTCATTTTTGCGACCATTTTTTCAAACTCGCTATCAGAAAGTACACTAGTATCTGCATTTTCTAGTCTTGCTTTTGCTGCTGCTTTAGCTGCCTTTTTCTCGCTTGCTGCCTTTCTAGCTGCATTTTTTCCGCTTATATAGGTAGCATACAAATTGTTGAGGAAACTAAGTAAACGAGTTTCTGTATCGGTGCAAATATCTGAAATTTCTTGTAATTTGTGATTTTTTGCAACCCATACAAGGAAATCGAAATCCTCCTTAAGTTCTGCAAATTCCTTAATTGCTCTTTGTAAGATATTTGTTTGTATGTCTCCTAAATTGGTGCGCAAAAGATAATCGTTTTCTGCTTTCTTGTACGCTGCTGCTGCTGCTGCCTTTTTGGCTGCTGCAATTGCTAACTCACTATCGGAAACCGCTAACTGATTGTTTACGTGTTCCTCTTTAATTGCAGAAACGCCTAAAACATCATTTGCGAACTTAGAAATAATTGCACTCTCGATTTGTTCATTTGTCTTCATAATAACTTCTAGCACTTATTTAAACCCCTTGCAATCGGGCATTAATTAATATGAATTGTTTCAATATGTCCCACCGAGTCACACGGCACACCTACTCTTAAGTATCATTTAAGCTATCTTTCAATAGCTGCTGCAAAGGTACGAACTTTACTTTAAATACTTGTAAAGAAAACAGAAAATCTTTGTTGGTTTATGCTTTTTTAACTCTTTTGTAACTTACTAGTATTTAGGTAAGTTTGCGCTTTTTAGTCTTCTAATATGCGATATATCTAAAATGCCCTTTATTTGCCGTTTAAGGGCTTCTAAGTGCTTTTGCTATAGTTAGTAAGTAAGCAACAATAAACCCTCTTAAATCGCAAATTTTGGGCTACATCATCAAAAGCGGTAAATGTAATACGTATTACAAAATATAGTCTTCTATCTTAGTACTCTGTTTTCTGATATGGTACGTATCGGAAAAGCAACCAGTTAGAAAATAGTCAGAATAATATATAACAAAATATATGCTTTATAACATAAATAAATAAGTAACAAGGTAGTACTAATTATATGTTATATAACATATTCTAGGTAATAATACACTACAAAATAGGGGTAAATTCTAGAAAATAGCTAAATTCTTATAACTACCTGATATTCAGCTATTTAGATAGTGTAATTTTACACTATAGCATTTTTGTGTTGGTTTATGCTAGTAAAATAAGGGTGGAATAATATGCAAAGGTATGGAAATAAAATACAAGCTAAATGGCTGATAATTAAGTGGTTACAAGAATTTTAGGATATTATAAACCAACATTTTAAAATGTAAATAAAATATACTCGTTTTGATAGTTTATACTATATAAACCAACTGCAAATGTAATATCTTTTAAATAAAGACCCCCACACCCCCTTTGCAGCCCCAAATCAGCGCGGTAGTCACCTCATCTAAAAATTTTTTCTTCCGATTTTTCGACCCTCTTGTAAATTAAACTTACTTCGCATTCGGAAAGTATATTTATGCATATTCATACACTCACCTATTTTTAACATTTGGCAACATTAATCCTTACTTTGGTGAGCAAAACCATAAATGTATATCTATTATTCATTAAATGTACTCCTATAATGTATATTTATATCCTTTATTTACTCTGGTTATAGGATGTATTCATTATATTTTTCGTATCTTTGTATTGTCGTATTATTATAGAGTCGACTTGTTGTAAGGGTGATCAGAGACGTGTATATCTTTCTGAAAGCCCCTGTTTATCGGGGTTAACCCTACACAATAACGGAAAATTAATGTTATTATTGTGCATAAATGGAAAATGGTATAGCTATAGACACGTTGCATGCCCAGCTCCTGGAGCTTTCGAGGCGTGAAGAGTACGGTTTCGATATGCTGAGGGGTCAGGACTGGGGCAAGGCGAATTCGGAAAAGTACAACAAGATGAAGTCCTCCTTCATCAGGTCGATGAGGATGCTTGCGAAGAAGGCTCCGGTGAAGTACTACGGAGGTGCTTACTACATGTTTAACGGAAAGATATACGAGGCGGTTCCGAAGATAGTCCTGGAACAGGCCTACCAGCTGTTGCTTCTCGACCTGACAATGGCTCCGATGCTCGGAATCAGCACGGTGATGAACAAGTCGTTCATTGACGTGATAGAGTGCTACAACATACTGAGACCTACCTTCGATATCGTCGCATTCGCCAACGGAGTGGTTGACTTCGGAAGCGGATTGCAGTATCCGAGGGTAATGCCATTCTCTCCCGAGTACCACGTCACGTACTATCATCCCTACGACTACAATCCGAAGGCGAGGTGTGACAGGTGGCTGAACTTCATTCACGAGGTTCTTCCTGACAGGACATCGAGGATGATCCTACAGATGTTCCTCGGACTGGGACTGATACAGAGAGGTACGGCGTACAATCCGTACGAGGGAAAGGAGTCGTCGAAGGTTGAACTCTGCCTTCTCCTTATAGGTACTGGAGCTAACGGAAAGAGTGTCATTTTCGACGTTGCCTGCAACATATTCGGCAAGGACAGGATAAGCAAGATGGACTACGCCGACCTCACTGCCGACGGAGACGAAGGAATGAGGGGAAGGTATCCTATCAGGAACGCCATCTTCAACTGGTCTTCCGATTCTGATCCGAAGAAGTTCGGAAAGAAGAACACCGGAATGTTCAAGAGACTCGTGAGCGGCGAGCCTGTCCCGATGAGAAAGCTCGGAAAGGATATCCTTGAGGGAAACTCAATCCCCTACCTCATCTTCAACCTCAACGAACTTCCGTTCCCCGATGACGCATCGCTCGGATTCATCAGGCGCTTGCAGTACGTGAGCTTCGACGTGACAATCTCCAAGGAGAGGCAGGACCCGGAGCTTGCCAGCAAGATCATCCGTGAGGAGCTGAGCGGAGTGTTCAACTGGATATTCCGTGGTGCGATGGAGCTGAGGAAGAGGAAGTACCGGTTCCCTGCGGCTGAGGGAAGCAGGAGACAGCTGCTCATCTCCCTTCTCGGAAGTAATCCTGTCTATGCCTGGATAAGGGCGTACGGAATGAGGTACAGCCCCGAGGCGAGGGGCGAGATTTCGGAGTGGCTCCTTGCGAAAGACCTTTATGAGAGGTTCGTGGAGTTCTGCAAGGCCAACGATGTCGAGGATAGGGAAATCCCTACCATCCAGAAGTTCGGAAGGGACATGAGCGAGAAGTACCGGTTCTTCAAGAAGAGGTCGCAGGGCGGAATGACCTATCAGGTTTACGGCGCACAGATGATTGACCTGAAGCAGGAGCTTCTCATCAATGACGTGAAGAATAAATTGCGTGGTGAGGAGGACATCAAGCAGCCGGAGAGCTTCATTCAGCCTGATGATTAAAGAAACCGGTGGCCGCAGGGCGGTGGGACATGCCTTCGGACATAATTCCCGGGCAGACGGGAGGGAGATCCCGGAGAACAGGACGTTAAACAGTGTTTCATTCAAATGTTTGTAGATTATGGGAGAAGAACGTAATTTTGAGTTTTTTATAGGCGACTGTCAGCTTCCTGCTGTTGTTTCGCCAGAGTCAACAATATGGCTGCTACCTGCGGACTCCAACGAAGAGGAGGTATCTGGTTCTATTAAGAAGTATATAGATAAGGCTGCTGAATCCGGCTATAGAATGTCTTCTTGCAGGTATGGAAATATCAGTTGTGAGTTCACCCTTGATGTTGAACGCGGTGAAGGCTTAGACGAACTTCTGCTCGAAATCCTCTACGGCGACAGAATCCGGAAAACCATTGAACGCCTTAATTACGAATGGCTGAAGAAGATGTGGAAGGCTTCCGATGACGATTTTCGAGTATTCTGGTTTGAACAGATACGCAAAAAGTTTGAGGAGCACGAGGATCAAAATGGATTAAGATGGCAGATATGAGAAGACTTCACAATCCTAATAAAGTTCCGCCGTTCAAGCCAGACCCGGAGCATTGGACTAAGAAGGTTCATTCCTGGAAGGCGAAGGTCGCATACGAGACTGAGGATGATGCTTGGGAGTTTCTGAATCAGAATCCGAGGTTGAAGGCACTTGGTTGGCATCCTTACTTGTGCAAGGTTTGCTCAAAGTGGCATATTGGTAGGTTACATAATTAATGATTATGAAAAAAGAAGATAGACTTAAAATATATCGCAAATACGATGGGCATTGTGCTTATTGCGGCAAGAGCATTGAGTATAAGGATATGCAGGTTGACCATCTCGTCCCGAAGAATCGAGGGTGTTACTCGCGTTGGAGCGACAAGGATGGCAAGTTCGTTGTTTCCCATGGCGATGACAGTATGGAGAACTATATGCCATCTTGCAGGTCTTGCAATCTTCGTAAGCGTGATATGAGTTTGGAACAATTTCGCTCAGAGATTACAAGACAAGCGAAAGGCCTGCTTAATGGCAAAGCTTCTTTTCAGGTAAAGATGTCGCTAGCTTATGGTTTAATTGAAGAGCACTTTAATAGACCTATTGAGTTCTATTTCGAGAAATTTAAATAGTTGAGAATATGAAGAAGTTTAAGAAGTCGATAGAGATTAGCACAGAGAATATTTCAGATGTTCTTCAAGTGCCTATTGTTACTAGTGTATACAAGACCAAGTTATATAAATATCCGCTTACAGAAGGTCGTAGTAATCCTTATGATGCTTTATCAGTGATGTATGTTCATATTGAAGGTATTAAAAGCGATTTATGTATTGATCAAGGAGACGTTCTTGCTCTAGACATTTGTGATACTTGGTATACCTTTTCAAAAGCAGGGTGGGAGAAACATAAAAACGATGAGGTATGAAGAAGAAAGGATATTACGAATACGAAAACGGAATCTACCCTTTGAAACTTTGGGTACACATCGGTAAAGACTTGAAAGAGCTGATAGATTCATGTTTTGACAAGTGCAAGGCTCCCGATATTGATTACGGCGGCGTTACGTATTCCGATGCTGTCAGAAAGAGCGACAGAAGGCGCGGCGTTCTTGTATCGTTTCCGTGTCAGAAGGTTATGTCGATGAACTATTGCTGCCACGAAGCCTCTCACGTCTGCGATGCCATCGAGGAATATACTGACTTGGAACACGGCGGCGAGCCTTCTGCCTACTTGATGGGTTGGATTGCTTCTTGCATCAACAATGCTCGTTTGGGTATTGGAGATTTTATTGAGATTGAGAATGATGAAACTAATTAGCAAAGAAGAAGTGAAGAAAAACCATAAGGACATTCTTGGTTTGGATTTGTTGTTTGCGGAGAATTTTCCTCCATATAGTAGATTTTTGGAAAAATGTTTAAATACTTAAAATACATCATGTACGTCGGCATCTGTGGCTACGTGCATACAAAAGGAGAATAGCTTATGATTAAAATAGAAGATATTAAGGTTGGGTCTGTCTTGCAGATTACAAAGGGTAATTTGATTAAGATTGCAGGCCCGGTGTTTGCTGATAAAATAGATCCATCAGGCTCTATTGATAGGATTCAACATATCAAAGTTATAGATATAGCTATAACGGATAAAAAATGCGAAATCGTAGCATTCTTTAAACCCGATTTAGCAGCAGTTTGTGTGGATATAGTTGATTTGGCGATGTATTCTATTTTCTCGGATTTTAAAGAAACACCAATCAAAAAAAAAGAATCCGAGAAGAGTGATACCGACCGCTTCAAGGAAATCACAGACAAGATGAGTGATACCTATAAGCGCAAAAATCACGACTATGGGAATGCTTTTTCCGAAATGTATGATGAGCTTGGTATCAACTACGGCTACGGAAAGATACGAGAGAAAGTGAATCGTATCAAGACGTTGAAGGATAATGAAGCGCAAGTTGCTAATGAGCCATTGGAAGATGCTCTTCTTGACTGCGCTAACTATTGTATCTTGACATTGATGGAATATCAAAAACGTAAGGAACATGGAGCAGACTAAATACACTTGTAAGGATTGCGTATTGTTGAATGACGAAGATTCTGAGTTCCCATATTGCTTGGGCAAAGACTTATATACAGACGCAAATCCTGACGATGATGCTTGCGGAGACATTATTCCGCTAGTATATACTTGCAAGGATTGTTTCTTCTTCAAGGATGGGGTTTGTAATAACCCTAATGAGATTAGGGTTACTTCTGAGGAGAATCCATCTTGCATAGGTTTCGAGTATAAGGAAATAAAAGTTGAACTTTAAAATATTGTTATCATGGCATTACCATTTGGAAAGACTATCAAGACAAGACACTTCACCGTGCTGAAGTTCAGCAAGAGCTTGTCTAAGAAAGAAGTTGCTTCACTCAGAGAGGATATTCCTGCTGAGATCAAGAAGCATTTACAGAGAGGTTCGCTGCCTTTCATTAAGATTGCGAACATTGCCGGCACATGGGGAATCGAATACTCTATCGGTACATCAATGTACGCTGCGCTCGATGAATGTGTTCCTGTGGCTGTAGGAGACCATTATGAGTTCTCCAAGGATGATGGAAACATCATCGAGGCATTTGCCCAGCTTATGTATGTGGATACATCGTTGCCTGGCGATGCAGAATACACGGCAGGTAAGCTGAAGCTCCGTGACGAGTACCTTACCCGTGAGTCTGCGAGGATGAACGCTGCTGCCGACAAGGGTAAGACAGAAGAGCAGCTTCGCAAGGAGAGCGATGAGGCCGTACAGGAAGTCATCGACCGAGACAAGCACGCCGAGACTATTCTTGAGATGGCAGAACAGATTAAGAAGGAAGGAGGCAAGGATGAGCGATAAATTGCTTGAGGTCGTTCAAGACCATACTTCCCTGGTACAGGCGCTCCAGTTTATTTTGGAGGCCGCAGAGACGAAGAAACTGCCATCATACGGCGTTCTTCCTACGTTTAATGACGATATGCTTGAAGATCAGGTGCGAATTGCACTTGAACTCATCACCGGAGAGAAGTATCCCTGATTGAGTTTATATTTTTCTTCTACTTTCATAATATAAAAGTGAGGGGTGGTATCTGTGAAGACACCACCCCTCGTAACCAATTAAACAGAATTACGAACAGCAGAACGAATCTGTGAACGTATATCTGTCTGCAAAGGTACTTGGTTTTGCAGAAATTCTAGTAAAACAAAGTTACTTTAACACGAATTTAACTATTTCTTCTTCTTTTGGAATGTCGCCTGACCATTTTTGAAGATAATGCAGTCCTCACAGCATCGTGGCATAGACAGAGGAATGTAGTAATGGACCACATTGTTTTCTGTATCAATCTCGTCCTGCTTAATCTTAGAATAGTCTGCTATCATGGCTGTCGTCTTTTGCCACTCTGGAGAGCCGAATTTCTGCTTTCGCTGAGCTATAACGAGGTTTCTCAGAATCTCTTCCTTTGAGGTAGCCTTAATAAGCTCCTCCTGTGTAAGTTCGTCGCTATTCTCGTTCTTCGCTTTCTTTCCCTGCACCTCTGCGATTCTCTTCTGAACGGACTCCTGAGCTTCGAGCTTGTTCATCTCGTTTTCGAGGAATGATTTCTCCCACACACCTATTCCTTCTCCTTGGAATGCAATGGCCCAGCTGTCACGAACAGACATACCCGAACCACGGAGGCTGGCGTAGATGTAATAGCGAGGGTCTTTCATCTTGAGAGCCTTCGCCTTCTTGTACGTATCGACGGATAACGTGTATCCTTTTGTTTCTTCAATCATAGTCTTATTTCTTTTTATTATTCTTGAACGCAAATATTGTTACACATTGACAATTAGGGTGATACGGAGGGTATGGGTCTTTGAAAGAATGAAGGCCTGCGTCAGCTTCGCTTTGGCAAAGCTCGCAGTAATAGCTACTTCCTCTCTTGACGTAGAACCCGATAGCTTTGTTCTCCTGCCCATACTCTTGCTCTGCCTGTCCCCACGCCAAAGCAATCACCTGAGAAGCATTTCTTACGATGTTCTGATAGGCGTTCTTGTAGTAGCCTTTTCCGTAAGAAGGAACATCGATGTTGATATCCTTTCTCTTCGCTTTGGTGATGACTGATGTGTGATATGGGTCCTTGTAGCCGGTTCGGATGGAAGATAGGAGCTGCTGGTCAGAATACCCCATCAAGGTTCCTGCCTTGATCATCCTTACAATATCTTCAGCAAAGTTTCCGAGATAGACAGCGTTTCTTTCGGATGTCGTCTTTCCGTAGATGTCGCTGACGAGAAATGATTCTATGTTATCGCTGTCAATCCCGAGAATCTTGCATGAAGCCTTGGAGTAGGCAGAGATATAGCTGTTGATGCTCTCCTCAGCCTCAGCGGTAACATTCTTGGCGTAAGAGAGCAGGGCTGACTCGTTTTCGAGCCTGCCCGCACCTCTGTATCGCTTACTTGCGGTAATTACCTTCTGCGTCGATTTCCAGAGAATATCTGCAATATGATCCTCGCAGTTTCGGATTGCCTGTAAGCGCTTCCTGCTGTAATCGACAGAACGTTTTAACTCATCCATAGGCTTACTTCTTTATGGTCTTCCAGTTGTTACGGCCCGGCCAGTTGCCGTTCTCATCCCAGTCTGTCCCGCTTTTGTTCGGTCTGCCAGCGCCACGACCAGTACGTACGTTTCCGCTGCCTCCATTCTGAATCTTCGCCGTTGCCTTCTGCTCCTCGATAGCATTCTGGGTTTCGTTATCCGCACGTTGCATATCCATGAGGAGGTCTTGCTGGTCTTCCTCCTTCTTCTCACGCATGATACGCTCATACTCGGCAGTCTTAGGGAAATCAGGGCAGCGTTCTGAAGCCGTCTGCTTAGAGAGGAATCCGTTCTGAACCGCAGTGGCAATATTTGTAATTTGTTCTGTTTTATTACTATGAACATACGGACTTATCCATGCGTTGATTGGAAGCCCAGACATTGTAGCGACGCAGTTTTCATCAGTACCGATGCCGAACTGACAGATGCGGAGAATCTTATCCAGGAATGGCTGTAACTCCTGTGCATCATTCATTGCAACCTCCAGTGCAGGAGAATAGAGAAGCTTGATGGCTACACCTGGGAGGTCACCGGACTTCAACTCAGGTGGCTTCACAGTGAATGACAGCTCATAGATGAGGTCGTACGACTTGTTGAGCTGTGTAGCGAAGGCATCAGAGGCATCCGTGCCATTCAAGAACTCAGCCTTGCCGTTAGTGTCCGTAATCATGATTGTCTTCGCAGAGCCGGTCATATCGTCGCCGGTTATAGAAATATCCTCTCCGTCGCCAGTGAGCGTAAGTATTGGGAAAGCATACGCCTTATTGTTCTCGCAGAGATATGAGAATGCCTCCTCGTAGTCCTCGATGTTCTTCTGAACCATAAACCAGCAAGGTCCGTTGTCGTTACGTGCGTAGGCTACCGGCACGAACTGGAATCCGTGGTCTTTCTCTTCAATGAGGGTGTAGTCGTCAATTCCGAAAATCCTTGCAATCTTCGTCATTACCTCTTTCACCTTTCCTGACTTGACAGCCTTCTTGAAGCGGTAGAACTTGCGGTTATCCCAAGCCTCGACATATTCGGTCTTCTCGTTGCCCTCATCGTCGTAGTCGTAGTACTTCCTGGCAAAGCACAAAAGGTCGCCAGTGAGCGAATCGACGTGAGGGTACAGGATATCTCCTCGATCATAAGAGAGTGTTCGTGTGCTGAATTTCTTCTTTTCATCGAAGAAACCGACAATTGCACATTCTGCAACCTTCAGATATGCACTTACGGCTTCAAAGAAGCGAATCTCCATATCGTGCATAAGCCAGCCCTTCTTGAATACATCGAGGGTCTTCTGATTCTCCTCTACCTTCTTCTCGTTCTCGTAGTCATCACCATCAGCAAGCTCGAACTGAACATCGTTGCCAGTCAAGTGCAGCAGATGCTTCGTGTGGATGAGCTGCTGGAATGCAAAGGCTGTGCGCTGAATCTTCTGGCAGTACCACCTGTTATTCTCAGGGTTCAACTTCCAGATGTCCGGGTATTCCTTCTCATCCATAATCCTATGGGCAGATGGGTAATACTCACGCAGGAAGTCTGCCTGCGTCTTGATGCGGCGATACATGGTGTCGTCTGGCATCGTTCCGTCGTAATAGTCAGGAACAACGTCGCTTACAGCCGAGTGCTTCATGTACCCCGCAGGAGTAAGCTCGTAGAATGGTTTCCTTACGAGCAGCTCCCTTACATTATTTACCTTGATAGCCTCCATAATCCTTTTACCTTTTTATTTTTCTTTTTTGTTAAACTGAATATCATTACGTAGAACCAAGACTCAAAGAAGTCAGGTGAGTGCCCGACATACTTCTTGGCCTTCTTTTTAGGCATAAGTTTGAATCCCCTATCATCTCCGTCCTCGTCACGTCGGAGCATCTTTCGCTCCTTTTGGAGAATTTGTCTTAGGGGAACTTTATCGAATCCGTCACCCGAATACTTTCGTTCCAACAGCTGCGAGTCGATGGATATTTTCCTCTCTTTCACCATCTTGTAGAATAACCAAGCGCATTGAGACTTTAAGTCCTTGTATAAGTACTTGATTCCTTCCTCTTCTTGGTGATTGGCAGGAATAGGAGCCGCCTGGTTGTTGAATGGAACCGCTTCTTTGAAGAATCCCTTGAAGTACTGCCCTATACCCTGCATGTCGTATGTGAAGTTACATTCCTCAACACCCCACTCGCGCAATCTTGTCTGGACAACAGAAACGAGCGTCTTGGAGTCGATTCTTGACACAATGAGGTCTTTGCAATGGTTTCCTTCCCAAAGCCACATCACGAAGTTATCGCCGCCGGTGAACGCAATATCGGCTGAAGCTCTACGTTTTCCGTCTCCGATTTGTTCCGCATTGTCGTAAATTTCATCAAGGTCTTCCATCTTGATCATGTCATCTCCGGCAGCTTTCCAGTTCCAGTTAGCTTCTAGGTCTCGCATACGCTGCTCTTCGTCCTGCTGGGCAAGGTTGGCCAAATATGACACGTCGGTGGACATAAGCTTGATATTCTCTGAGAGGTCGGCACGTATGAACGTGGCAGACTTGATGAACATTTCGAGCTTTGTGTATCCAAGTTCCTCGTAGCTGTCCTTCCAGAGGCTATCGATGATGCCCTTGCACTGCTCGTATACCTCTTCTCTTGTGTCGCCCCAGTAGATTGAGTCCGGTGTATCACCATCCATGAAACAGTATCGTATAACTCCGTCCCGTTCCGGTATGATGTATCCGTTCTCGTCAACCCACCAGTCAATGAACTTTCTTACCCATGATTCAGGGTCCGGGTTACAGGTAATCCAGAATCTGTTTCTGATATGTGCTGCATTTCGGTTATTTGTCAAGAGGTATTTGAATTTCTTGTATGGGCACTGTGTACCCTCATCGATGCAGATGTATGCATACTGTCGTCCCTGGAATCGAGTCTTGAAGTCCTGATACGCTCCGGCGTAGTATGAGAATTTGAGCCATCCTCCGTTATCGAAGTTCCAGGTCATGTCATTTTGTGACTTATTGTAAGTTCCAAATTGGGAGAACAATTTATAAGAGTCTGTCACCAAGGACTGCAAGTCATCTTTTTCGTTACGAAGAATTGTTGCATGAAAATCTGGATTTTTAATATCCTTCAGAACTTCCATTAGGGATGAGAACGATTTAGAGCCGCCTCGCGAGCCGCCAACTATCTTAATATCAGCGTCTATAGACAGCATACGCTCCTGTCCGCCACGCTGAGCTATAATCTTCAGCTTGTCGGGATGCTTCTTGTCGGTATCTCGTAGAGACTGAATATACTCTTGCGTATATACAGGTTCTCCGTTATCCAATTTTAATCCTGAAAATACATCTTTTTGCATAAATATTCATTTTAATACTGCAAATATACAATTTTTCTTTGATAATTGCATATTTATCCATATATTTGCAAAATAAAAGGTATATTTATACGTTTTCGAGGTGGAGGGACCACTTTCGGGATAACATTTTTAATCAAAAAACAACATGACAAGAGAGGAACTCTTAGCATTAGTGAACAAGGAGGTTGATACCACCAAGTTCAAAGAACTTAGCCAAAAGACCATCAATGAGGAACTTGATGATGTTTTGGAAGATTTCGGTGATGACGAGGAAGCAAATTCCAAGTTGGTTACCAAGTTAGCAAACCGTCTGAAGCGTATCAACGGCAACTTGCACAAGAATATCTCTGACGAGGTAAAGAAGAGTAAGGAGGAAGCTGAACGCAAGAAGAAGGAAGAGGAAGAGGAGCGCAAGCGTAAGGAGGCTGACAAGGATGACGATCCTGACGACAAATACAACGAGCTTCTCAAAGAAATCAAAGCCCTCAAGGAAGCTAACGCAGAAAGAGACAAGAAGGCTGCAAGGAAGGCAACCATCGAGTCAGTAAAGGCAGGTTTGAAGGATAAGTTCGACAAGGCAAACCTTGAATTGAACGACTTTTTCCTCGATACTGCACTCTCTAAGCTGGAGATATCTGATGATGCAGATGTTGCAGAACTGGTATCGACGGCAGAAAATATCTATACTGCCGACTATAAGCGTGCTAACGGTGGAAATGCTGTACCACGAAAGGGTTCTAGTGCTTCTTCTGGTGAGGAAAATGAACTCGACGAGCATGAATGGGACGACATTAAGGATATTTGCAAGGACAGAGCTACAAAGGCGACTGTCAAGAAATAATTCAGGATAACATTTAATTAAGGTAAAAAGATTATGCAGTACAGCAATTATTACGACCAGATGAACGCACAGGGTGCGGTATTCAATGGAGCGGTGCTCTTGCAGGCATCGGCTGAGATTGGCGGTCAGAAGCATGTGTACTTCAATCTTAAAGGTGCTGTTAAGGAAGCTTTCAGGTACCCTCCTATCGGTGGTATCATTGCTAATCCGTTCCCTGGCCCTGCTAAGATCTATGCAGGCGACCTCGTTGAGCATAGCCTTGGCTTTGCAGACAACAAGGGTGGCACTATTAAGATTCTGAAGTCTTACGCAGTTGCTAAGGCAACAAGTGCCGCTGACACAGACATCTACATCGTTCGTGACGGCTACCATCACATCCCATTTATTGGCGATAAAATCATGGTAGGCCAGAAGGATTTCAAGACAAAGGGAACTGGTGTTTCTGTCACAGCTGTTGAGGCGACAACCGATGCCACAGCAGGTGATGTTTGGAAACTTACACTATCTGCCGCTTTGGGTGCATTGACAGTTGGTCAGGTGCTCGTTGAGGCTGCTGCGGTAGGTTCTACACTCCCTGTAGTGACAAATCCTAACTGTTTTGCTCCTCACGACTACGACATGCCGTTCTACACTCTTCCTGGTAGCGATGAGTTCGAGAAGCCTCGCCTGATGTTTACACCATGCTTACTTGGACCGGATGCGATTTTCATCAAGGACAGAATGAGCCCTCTTCCACCTGCTGTGGAGGCGATGAATATCAGTCGTTACCCAGAGTTGTTCTACACGAACTACTAATTGTTTAACTATTAGATTGTATTTAGGATATGCCAAAGTTTAATATTGAAAATTCGAGGATGGCGAAGTTCTTCTCTAGTAAGGACAACACCAAATACCTCCAGAAGTTTCTTGATGAAAAGGACATCTTTCACGTAAACTATGGCTGGTGGAAGACTCAGGGACGTATTGCTCCTGACCTGACACCAACCAACCGAAAAGGTGTTGCGACATTCACTGTCGAGGCAAAGAAACTTCGTGCCGCTACATTGGCTAACATGCGCGCTCCTTTGGCTGGTTCTTTCCAGAAGGATAAGGGAGGTCTGCAGGTTTACTCTGCAACAATTCCAGACTTTATCACAGATGGTATTTATCAGAACGCAGAGGAACGCGAGTATTTGATGAACCAGTTTGAGGAGTTCGGTAACGACCGCGATGTCGTTATGGAGTGGACAGACCAGGTTCAGGAGTTGATAGATTCCGTTGATACCACCATGAACTTCATGACAGCGAAGCTTGCTTCTACCGGTAAGCTTGACTACACTGGTATCGGTCGTGGTATTCAGGCTCCAATCCACAAGACCAATATGCCTGCCGACAACTTCAAGAAGTGTGGTAAGGTTGCTTGGGCAGATGAAACCTGCGATATTCTTGAACAGATGCGAGTTCTTGAAGAGAGTTGGCGTAAGACTTTCAATCGTAAGTCTCAGCCTCTCGTTTGGCAGATGACCGTCAACACCTTCTTCAATGTGTTCTTGAAGAACAAACAGATTAAGGAATTGTGGATCAACTGGTGTAAAGCTCACTATGTTGCTTACGTTGAGGACTATGGTGTAAATCAGGATATGTTCCTGAAGGCATTCGGAGACATCCAGGGTCTTTCTCCTATCGAGCTTGTAGAGGAGGAGGAAACTACACTTCTCTTCGATGGAACACAGAAGACAGAGCAAGCTTGGTCAGACAACATCGTTGTTCTTCGCCCTCGCGGTAACGCTTTTGAGTTCGAGCACAAGGAGATCAAGGATAAGAAGATGTTCGAGAAGTGGGGTAACAAGCTTGTTGACAAGGTGTTCGCAACAACCAACGATGGTCTTGGTTTGCTTGCCAACACAACAATAGCCAACGGTGATTACCTGGAGTGGCATACAGACTTGATGTTTGCTGCTGTTCCAGCAATGCTCGACTTCCCTTACCGTTGGATTATCGATATTACCAAGAAGGGTTAATTCTTTAACGTAACTAGATTGTATGACTATGGATTCGGAGATGAACATTTACACTGTGAACGACTACCTTATTAATAAGGTGAAGTTCGAGATGCCGATGAAGGCTCTGTTGGGCATCATGCACGACAGGGAACTTGAAAACGGCATCGACCTCGAAGCCTGCGACAAGGACAAGGTAAGACTTGCCTATGCCGACATGCTGAAATGGTTTGTTCTTGGTCCGAGCAAGGTGAACAACACCTCCGATTCCGATAACGGATGGACTCATTCGGGAGGTGGCTACGACATGTCGGACAACGACAGGAGCGAGATGAAGGCAGAGGCTAACGCTATATATGCGGAGCTGGAGCCTGGTTCGATGCTCAAGAAGAAGTCCACCTTCCGGGTGACCTCCCACGGAGTAAAGAGGGCGAATTATTCTCCTTGGGGAGAACCTCTCCCTCACATTATCAAATAAGGCGTATGGAAAAGGAAAACATCAGAAACCCAAGATACCCTCACATCATCAAGATCGTGAGGAAGGTCGTCGGAAAAGCCGACCCTGATGACCCGTTCGCCGATGATGATGCTCCGGTTGGTGAGGACAAGGAAATCATTCTCTACTATGGCGAAGGCCGCAGCTACACCGATACTACTACAGAGGGAGACAAGAACGTCGACCAGAATAAGAGGAAGGCATCGATTCCGGTCAGATATGACGAATGGGATGCTGATAGATGCCCTCTTGACGGCGACACCATCTACTCCACTGTCGGCAACAACACCGAGGTAGGTATGGTCAAGGACTGCGAGCCGGATAACAACAGGACTGTTGTATATTGGAATTTGACAAGGGTTTAGATTATGGCGAAATACTTTAGCGGAAAGCGTCTGTCTCTCGGAGCGCAGTTCGAGCATCAGATTAAGCCAAGGGTCGAAAAGCTGTCGTATGACAAGATGCTTGCGATTATGCAGGAACTTGCTCACAGAACCGTCAACTATTTCAAAGAGAACAGGACGTTCTACAATATCACCGGTAACGCATATACTTCGTTCTATGCAGCAGTGTATTACAAAGGAAAGCTCATTTATATGGTGCGTGCCTCGAAGGGTGAAAAAGCACCAACGCGAGTAACCCTGGCAGAAGGAGAGAAATACAATCTCCCGTTCTACTACGACGGAGGCGAGAACAAAGGCTACACCGGTTCAGTCGGTGGCGGCCACCAGTGGGGTCCTAACCTTCTATACGGACGTGTCGGAAAGGTGAAATCTACCGGGAAAGACTGGGCACTCGTTGCGATATGTCCTGTTGAATATGCAGTATTCGATAAGGAGAACCGCATTTTCGAGACAGTTTACAACACATACGAGTCTCTTCCAGATATGTTCGATGCCTGCGTAGTGTACGCCAATAGTTCAACTTTTAACAAACTGTAAGCTATGGTAGATATCAAGCAGATATATTTCGACTTAGGGAACGCCGTAAAGGGTATATGCGACAAGGTGTACCCCAGGAATCGTCCTAAGGCTGTGGATACCAAAATAGGTAGCTACATCGTCGTAAGTGCTCCGTACACAATCAGGAACAACGAGATGAACTACGATGGCTCCTACAACTACTATACTACCACTATCCAGATAGAGGTGTATGTAAGAGATAAGGTCTCCTCGGCGAATCCGAACGGTTTCAGTCCTTCGGAAATGGATAAGAAAGTCAAGGCTGTCCTCGAAAGATTTCCAATTTCAACAGACAACATCATCGTTACCAGGCCGAACATCGCTATTCAGTCCGACGACGGCGCCGGTTTTTCCGTGACGATCATACAGGGAAGGTTACGCACGAAATAAGTATTCAGGTATAACAATTTAAAATATTTTAGATTATGGCTATGACAACTATTGACAAGATGAAGGACATTTTCAATGGTCCTAAAACTCTGCTCTACTCAAAGGCTATTACCGATTTGAGCAAGGCTACAGTTGACATCACCCCAGAGGTTGAGCTTCCGGTTACCGTTGACTCGCTGAAGGCGACTATGGATGACCCAACAATCAACCACTACAAGGTTATCGGTCTTGCAGGCGACTGGGCAACTACCGCAGAGCTCGGCGACTTCAACGTAGAGTTCGTTGTTCCTTCAAAGGCAAAGGACTTGCTGACAATTATGTTCGGTGAGGATGCTATCACCGAGCTGACCAAGGTTACCCTGAAGGGTACAGGTGACGCTACTCTCGACGCTACTACCGGCTTTACAGGTATCGCTGTTGAGCCTAAGAAGTTCAAGATCAAGGGCACTATCGTTATCGTTGACGACGAGAAGGAGAACCTCATGGTTATTACCAACATCGCTCTCTACGCTACCTTGCAGTGGGATAACTCTGGTACTGAGCCAGTTGCGTTTAAGTTCTCAGGTTCTATCGAGGGTGCAGGTAAGCGTAGCATCGCTTGGCTTACTAAGGCTCCAGCTGCTGGTGAACCAGGCATTGGCGGTTAATCAAGTAAAGGCTTCTTTAGGTAATTAGATTCAGGATAACAAACCGTTGGGCGGCAGGCTAATCAACAGCCGTGCCGCCCTTCTTCATTTAATAGCATACAATCATGGCAGAAGAAAAGAAAATAGAGCAGCCTTCGGTGGACTTACAGGAGTTACTCGACAGCGTACTGCACGACGAGCCTACCGAGTTCGTGTTCCGTGGAAAGAAGCACAAGCTCGGCTGGCTTCGCAAGGGAACCATGAGCAAGTGTTCCCATATCCGGGCAAAGGAGAAGAACGAATGGAAACGCAACGTCAAGATTTGCGTCTGCATCCTCCTCAACAACATCTGGAAAATACGATTCCTGTATTGGATCTACTGGCGCTGGCTCTACTACATCAAGGATGTGGACGTGGCCGAGGTTCTGAGGGTCCTCGATGTTTCTAAAAAAAAAATTCCATCGAACGCATTCTCACTGGCTACCATATTAGCGACCGGGATGACGGACGTGATGATGACGATGACGAGGAGCGAAGCAAAAGCTATCCAAGCAGAACAAGCTGGGGAGCAGCCTTCTCACTAGCGGAGAAGTTCGGTTTCCTCTTTCAGCGCAAGTACTTCATTGCAGCCTACGACTACTGGTGGGGATATTCATCGGCACAGATTGACCTCATGGTTGCAGACCAGCCTCTTGTCGTCTATCCAAAGGCCAAGAAGGAAGGCGGTCCGAAGAAGCATACCAAGAAGGAGATGGATGACCTCTACGACAGGTGGATGGAGAAAAAGAAGAAAGAAGGAAGTCTTGTCGGCGAGAAAATAAATCTTGTCGGTTACTTAAACAATAAACTCTAATTTTAAAATATTCAGGATATGGCAGGTGGAAATTTAGGTGACTTGTGGTTTGACTTAAACATTAAAGACAGCAATGTTAGGTCAAAACTGAAAGAAATTTCAGAAGCACTTTCGGAGTTGGATCTAAAAACTGAGTCCGGAAGAAAGTCTGCTGAGAAGTTATTTAAGAACTTTAATAGACCTAAAATCCGCAAGCAATCTCAATGGCAATCTCAATTGCAGTAAAGAGCTTGAACACTATGCATCATGATAGTATGAGCGTGAATTTTGTCCGATTTGTGCATACCTTCCCCTTACCCCACAATGCGACTTGAGGCAATACGCAGATTAAAACCATAAGGAACGGACTTTATCCGAATCCAGTTTTGAAAGGTCTTGCATAAGCCCGGTTTTCAGTATAGATATTCAGCACGTATTGCCTTGCTGTCATGATCCACTTGGCAGGTACGGAGATGAAGCTGAAGACAAAAGCCTTTATGCGACTCGTTTCCTTGAGCCCGAAAGCCTTGGTGTCAAGCTTGCTAATGATGGTCTTATAGAAATTGTGTATCAATGCCGTAAGCAGAAGGAATACAGTGTTCTCTGACATGAACGACTTGGGGAGCCTGTTCCAGCCGAATCCGTTGTTCATATCATCGAATATACGCTCTTTGCCCCCACGCTTGTTGTAAAATTCGACGATGTCTCTTGTTGATGAGTCATAATCGTTGGTAAGAATGGATCTGTAGGTGTATTCACCTTCCCACAAGTCAAGCTCTCCATCCATGCGCTTTTGTCTCTGAATGACAAGACGATAGCACTTGCCTTCCCATTTCTCAACAAGAATGGAATTGAGTTCAAACTGGATGCCGTTGATTTCCTCCGTCTTCCATCCCCTCAGTGAAAACAAGTCATCGTAGAGCGAACTGCATCTGTTGGCGCGGATGTAGAAGTGCGTGCAATGCTTCTCTATCTCACTGACAATTTCCTTCGAGCACGAACCACAGTCGGCTCTGAAGCGATTCACACGGATGCTGTTGGCTTCCAGTAGGGCAAAGAATCTCTTGTGGGTCTCAGCCTGATAAAAGCGCACATTTGTGTTGCCATCGCTGTTCTCGACATAGACAATCATGTCACCGATGACATATACGCCAGGTCTGTAGCCGAGGAACTTCTTGTATGTCGGTTTTGCATCATACTTCTCTGTTTCAAGGAACTGATGGTCGAAATCAACATCGTAGGTTTCCACCTCATTCAGTTCACCAGTGGAAACCAAGGCTTTTATAAGCAAGGCGTTGAGCTTGTCTGCCGTATTGAAATCATAGGTCTTGCCCTTATCGGAAGTATATGAGATGTTTTCCTGTGTCAGTTCCTTGATGGCTCTGAGGATGGTATCAGAGCTGCATGTGCGCAAGGTCGGATGATACGAGAGATGACGCATCAGATGCGATGTTACATCCTCCACGCATGAACCGCCACAGAAGTATACGCTCATCAGAGAACGAATAATTTCGCTGTACTGGTATCCGATGATACTGCGGCATCTCTGACCAAGTGTCTGGTCGATAATAGGTGAAAGCATGGAGTCAAATTGCTCCATGATTGAAAAAATTCCTCCAAAAGGTGTGAGTTTTTCAGATTTTATTTGTACCTTTGCCATGTCTTGTTACGATTTACGCTTGTTTTGATTTGCAACACTAAGATAAGTGAAAAATCTGACATGGCAAAATCCTGAGCAACTTTTTGTTGCTCAGGAACTTATAAATAAAGTTAAATCAAAGTGTTGCGGAATTAAGG